ATCTGTCTGCAGTTGAGCGCCGCGTTTCGGATTGCCGGGGGTAGGGGGAGTGCGACACGCCCGGGATGCACGAAATCGGATCAACGTTTGACATACACCTGGAGCTGAGTAGGTTTATGAGTACCCGCCGATCACACCGACGACGGAACCGAATACGGATCAACCCGGGTTGACCAGAGAGCGAGACGAACACATGAGCGAGACAGTTTCCACCCCTATTCCCGAGTCCCTTATCGACGCGATTTCGGCCGCGTGGCGTGACCGTGATGCCACTTTGGCGACTCGTGCCCGTGTCATCCGCCGCGCAATCGACGCCGGTTTCACGGTCAAATCGATCACCGCGCAGATGTCGGACGCGGCACGGGTGAACCCTGAGATCACGGCGGTGTCGTCCACCGTCTACGGTTTCGCGGCGGCGGCGGCGGGTGTCCTCATCGAACTGGACATGCCCTCGTCGGCGGCAACGTCCGAGCAACTGGCAACCCTGGTTCGGGCGGCGGCGCACGTCAAGGTGTCGGCATTCAAGGCGGGAGTGCGCTCGACGCTCGCCCCGCTCGGCGACGACGTGTCGGCCGCCGACAAACTGGAGGCGGTGTGCGGCATGGCGGCAATCGCTCTGACCACGGTTCGCGCCGACCGCGTGAAGGCCCCCCGCGAGGCGCGGCCCAACATGGGGTCCGGCGATATCGACGCCGCCGATGTGCCGAACGACGAGGACCGTCACCCGGCGACGGGCAAGCCGGATGCCGCCGAAACTCTCGCCGCTCTCCGCCGTGCGACGAAGTACCTCACGCAAGGCGGTGTCGTCGATCCGATCATGGCCTCGGCAATCTCTGAGTTCGTCGCCGCCGCGGCCATGGCCTCGCGTCGGACGCCCGTCGCCGCGTGACGTTCCCCCGCGCGGCCTGGTGACGATTCCCAGGCCGCGCGGGCACCAGTCCCGGATGTGACGCGGGCGTGTTCGGTGACCGCACCGAACCGTGCGTGATGCCGCCGGCATCTCCCAGGGCAGAACTCTGTCCACCCATCACCGAAGCGATCAACCCGGGTTGATCGGGAAAGCGAGTAGGCGCCATGACGTCACTCAGGAAAATCACCAAGCTGGAGGCCGCCGCCTATCAGGCGTCACAGGCCGCCACTCAGGCCGTCGTCCTCGCCCGGATGGACGGGGCGACGGAGGCCGAAATCGCGCGACTCTCGCGCCGGGCACAGGCTCACCGAACCCAGTGGCTCGGGCTCGCCTCGCGCCTCGAGCTCGCCGACCAGCGCGCCGAGCGGGTGCACTCGTGAGCCGATCAACCTGGGTTGATCATGCCGCCCGCGCCGCTGCCGCTGTCGCTCTCGCGGCGCTCATGGTCGGCGGCGTCGTCGCCCTCGCCGACCTCGCCGACGAGCCGCTCGCCCCGTGCACACCGACGTCAACGTCCGTGTGCTCCGGTCCTCCCGCCGATCACTCACCGAACGGGGGAGAATATGATTCTCTGCCCCCGTGCCCCACCGAGGACTCCGTCGGATGCCGATGGGATGCCTCCGAGCAGGGCAACGGCGAGGGGCACGACGTCGTCAATCAGCCCTGATCAACCCAGGTTGATCGTCACCGAACGGATGCGTAATGCCTGACATCGAACCGCACCACCTCGCCGCCGACGCCGACCATATCGTCGTCCCGGATGGCCCCGATCCGAGCAACTGTCTCTGCGGACTCGCGGTCTACTACACCGACGCGGGCGAACTCCGTCACGGGTTCGCCTGACATGGAGACGTGCGCCACGGATGCCGCCGGCATCTGCCTCACCCACGGGAACGACTGTGACGACGCGCTGCTGTTCCTCACCGACCACTGACCTCACCGAACCGATCAACCCGGGTTGATCAGAAAGCAGGGCATCATGCCGAACACCAACGCCGCCGACTGGCAGGACGACCTCGAGACGTATCACGACGCGTTCGCCAACGTCATCGTCTACGACGCCGATCAGAGCACCCATCTCACCGACTTTCAGCTGCAGCCGGCCGATCTCCGCGTCGTCTTCGCTGCGCTGCGCGACGCTGCCGTCTGCCAGCACAACGACCCCCGACCACTGCGTGACCCCGACGCCGACGGGAGCACCATCTACGTCTGCCTCGGGTGCCACGACGTGTGGAACTCGCAGGAGACTGCGTCAACGCCCGAGACTGCCGAGCAGATCACCCAGCGCGTGCTCGCCCTCGAGAGTCTCGGCACCTGGGAGGAGCGACTCAAGGCCGCCGTCTACCTCGCCCGTGACGAGCAGTACCGCGTCACCGAATCGCCCGAGCAGATCGCCGAGCGCGTGCTGGACAACCACCGCATCCGACCGGACTGGCGACGCACGGGAGAGCAGATCATCCCCCTGCTCGCCGAGGCTGTCCGCATCGCACGAGGGGAGGAGTCGTGAGCACGCACCTCAACGTCCGACGCGCCAACTGGGGCAACGTCACCATCCGAGAGTACGACGCGCTCAACACCATGCGTCACGACCCGGAGGACATCTTCGCCGCGGCGCTGAAGTGGCGGGACACCTACGCGGTCTACGCGATCGTCGAGCTCGGCGACAAAGACATGCTGCCGCAGGGCACGCCGTACTTCAGCGAGGCCGGCGAGGCGTGGGTGCGGGACATCCATGCCCGCTACCTCGCGGCGATCAACGACGAGCCGACTCTCATCGAGCTCGCCCGAGAGTGGGTCAACGCTCTCGGCACCATGGCGACGGTCAACATCCTTCGCACCATCGAATCACGCTGATCAACCTGGGTTGATCGCTCAACGAACGGAGCACCATGAGCATCTTCGACATCGTCGGCTACACCTACAAGGCCGAGCAGTACACCCCCGAGGGGCTGATCCCAGCCCTCGCGACTGGCCCCGGCCAGGACTTCGACGGATGGGCGCTGGGTGACGGCGTCGACATGAGCGTCGAGGACAACCTCAACGAGCTCGCGGCGGCGTTCGGCGTCAACCGCGAGGACGAGAGGAGCTTCGACTCGGACCACTTCCCGAAGGTCATCCTGGCCGACCAGGTGGAGTTCGGGGAGCGCTTCGTCAACGAACACGGGCACTACGTGCCGCTGGACAACGACTGATCAACCTGGGTTGATCGAGAAAGGCAGGCCCATCATGGGAGCACACAACACCGCGACGCTCGGCGTCGCACGAGACCGCGCGAACGCCGTCATCACCCTCCTCAAGGAGTACCCCGGTGACGACCACGTCGCCCAGTATTGGGTCGACGAGATCGAGAGCATCCTCGAGGATGGGCGCACCGAAGGGACACTCAAGGCGTGGATGCAGCGCCACGACGGCGACCCGATCGACACGCTGCAGACCACGATCCGCGTGGTGCGTGACGGCGGACAGCACGAGCGGATCCCGATCGCCGTCATCGAACCTCTGCGCCCGTGGGCACCTGGTTCTCGCCGCGTCGACGCGGCTCGTGCGACCCGTGTCGTGCTCGACGGATCATCCCGGGACTATGCCGGGGTGACGACGTTCCTCGTCACCGAGCGGGGCTACATCGGCTTCACGGCGTTCGGCCCTGAGTCTGTGCAGATGCTGGTGTACGTCCGATGAGCGCCACCGTGGAGATCGGCTACGACGTGCGCCACTGGGTCACGTTCGAGATCAAAGACGCGACCCCCGAGGAGATCGAGATCCTCGAAAACGACGACGAGGAATCCATCGAGCTCGCCGCCGCCATGTGGAAGGCAAGGCGTCTCACCGAAGTCGACGAGCACGAGGAGGATGGCGCCAACTACTTCGACACGGAGTCCTCGAGCATCATCGAAGTCACCGCAGATGGGAGCGGCGAGTGAGTACCGTCATCGTGCTGGCGCTGTTCGCCGCACCGGTCATCGGCCTGCTCATGCTCGCCTTCACGATCCTCGCCGGCTTCGGCGTGCTGCTCGTGCTCGCCATCGCGGCGGCACTCAAAGGCGGCGTCCGATGAGCGCGCACACCGAATGCAGCCGCGTCGGCAAGTTCGACTGCTACTTCGACCAGCATGTGTCCTCGTCAGCGGGCGAGGAAGGTCTCGGCGAGGGCGACGTGCAGGCGCCGTGCGCCTGGTTCACGGAGTTCATCCTCGACCCCGCGGCCGAGCCTGGTTTCGCCGAGCACTACGGTGGCCGATACCTCGTGCTTCGTGAGCTCAACGACGGACGGTTCTTCGTCGAGGTCTACGAGACGAGCGAAGCGCAGCAGGAGCGGCTCGAGATCCTCCGCGCGGCATACGAGGAGTGGGATATCGACGCCCTCTCCGACGACATCTAACCACCGATCAACCCAGGTTGATCACTCAACGAAGGAGGCCCCATCGTGGGTAAGAAGGCACGCATCAAGGCACAGCGCGGCGAGTTCGTCCGCGGTCAGAAGCACTCGACGGGCGCACTCTCGGCGAAGGAGGCGCGCCGCAAGGAGCGCGAGCAGGATGAGCTCATCGCTCGCCTCGCGGCATCGGTGGCGAACCGTGGCTGATCGCTACTTCGACCTGTCCATCCGTCTCGCCAACGCGGGGATGCAGAGCGATCGCGACCTCGCCCAGGCCCTGCGGGAGGTAGCCGCCGGGCTCGAGTTCAGTGGTCAGGATCCGGCGGGCCTGACGCCCAAACCCATTCCCATCCGTGATGTCAACGGGCACAAGGTCGGCAGCTGCCGGGTCGTCAACTCTCGTCGCTCGACGGAGGGATACCGATAAACAGCCAGCTTGACATACACACCTCAAGGTGTAGGCTGGAGATATCCAGGGCAAAGGAAGCCCTGATCAGACCAATCAACCTGGGTTGATTAGAGAGGAACAAAGCAATGCGAACAATCACCGAGGCACTGACCGACGAGGCTGCCGAATACGCACTCCGACTGCGGGATGCAGGCTTCATGATCTACGTACCAGCGAAGCCCGACCGTCGCCCCGCGACCTGGTTCCACTACAGTCGCGAGGTCGACGGGCAGACCTGCTACGGCACCTACCACGCAGCCACCAACAGCGGGTTCAACCCCGCCAATCACAGCATGCCGATCACCCCGTCACGCCTCAACGGATCCAGCGCTCACGTCGGCGCGTCGTGGGGAGACGAGCTCACCCTCGGACTCGACGACGTCGCCGCCGACTCGATTCGCATGGCTGAGATCGTGGCCCGACCGGACAACTGGTGCCCGTTCAACGCGGTGCCGACTGTCGAAGCGGTTGCCGCAGCGAGTCGCCCCAACGGCGCACCTCAGCGCTTCTATCAGGGGGCACGGCTCCCCAACGGGAAGCCGTACGGCATCGGCACCGCCTACATCGAGGCAGCACAGTGAACGTCTCACGGATCGAGCGCACGCTCGACGACGGACAGTCACCCGACTTCGACCACGTGCTCATGCTGATCGCCGTCGAGCTCCCTGACGGGTCGCTCGCCGGCTACGTCATCGACCGCAACGACGGCCACGCATGGGACTGGGCGCCCGACGTGTGGAACGCGAGCAGCGAAGACGACGTCTACGTGCAAGGGTCGGGGTGGGAAGTTCTCACCGGACACACCGGCCAGTACGGCTACAACGGCGCGGTGCAGCACACCTCTGAGCAGTGGTCGCAGTGCCATGTCGACGACCTCGTGCGCCTCGCTGACCACCCCGGCCACGCGCTGCTGTTCACCATCGTCGAAGTCCGCGAAGAGGATGGCAGCCTGCCTGACGGCGATCCGATCGGGTGGGCCGTCGCCTACAAGCTGGTCGACTGATGGCTGGCGAACGCCACGCAGGCTTCTACACCGTCTCGATGGTGAAGGCCGGGCACGTCGACCAGTGGGCAGTCGACCGCAGCTACGGTCGCGTCATCGTCGAGCTCAAGTTCGACCGGGTGCGCAACCTGTTCGTCGTCACCGAGACGGTGACCGATCAGGTCGGCACCGCGCGCCGAGAGAGCACGCACCACTACCTCAGCGACGCACACCACGCCTTCACCACCCTCACCCGCAAGCACCAGTGACCGATCAACCCGGGTTGATTAGACAGGAGAACACCATGCGAATCCACACGAACGACACCACCCTGACCGAGCAGCGGATCTACCACGCCTTGCGGGGGCAGATCGCCCTCGGCCGCATCGCCCCGCACGTCTCATTCAAGACGCTCGACGAGCACGGCAGTCGCTCCCACCGAGCAGCCTGGGAGATCCAGCTGGAGGCCGAAGTGCGCGACAACGGACGCCGTGCCGGCAACAGCGGATCGTACGGCGCCATGCGCCCCGAGTACGACGGCTACGCCGCCACGTACGACGAGTGGGGCTGGCTCCTCGCGGCGCTGTACCTCATCGACCCGTATCTCGTCGTCGGCACCGGGAAATACTCCACATACTCCAACGCGGAGCACTTCCACCGCGAGACGGCGTGGACGTACGACCCCGAGCGTCTCATCGACGCGCTCGAGAACGGCGACGACCCGTTCCCGATCGTCATGGGCCGAGCCCGGACAACGAAGCGCGGCTACTACCTGGGTCGGCGCGGCGCCGACCGCTACACCGAAGACGACATCCGCCCGTACTGGGATCACCGCGTGCGTCCTCGCACCGTCGACGAGGTGCGGGCATTCGCCTACCCGCTCGAGGTGACGGCATGACGCTCTACGGGATCATCGAACAGGCTCGCGACGGTGGTCGACACGACACCCGGTACATCCAGGCATGGTCGGGCTCGTTCATGTCGACGTGGGAGGCCGACGGCTTCCCCCGTGACGGTGCGAAGCAGGTGACGCTCACCACCTACAACCAGGACAAGGTCATCGTGAAGCTGCCCGAAGGCACCACCTTCCCGCGCACGACCGACAACTACCTGGAGGTCGACGCGGCGATCAACGCCGCGCTCAACGAGTACGAGCAGAAGCGGGGGTCCGTGCAGCTGCTCTCGAGCGAGCCGACCGTGAACAGCGGGATGCTCGCCACCTGGCAGGTCACGCGGGTCGAGACGTTCCAGGCTCTCGTCACGCTCGAGGAGTACGAGCGGTTCACCGTGAGTGGTGACGCCTCTGGTCTCGTCGAGCACGAGACGGACGACAACGAGATCGACGACGTCGTGATCGAGCGCGAGGTCACCGAGGCCGAGGGTGCCATCCCCGACCTGCCGCCGGGTGACGACGGCAAACCCACCGAACACCCCGACCCTGCGGCGCCCGGCGCCGACGACATCTGAGGAGAGACATGAGCATCGCAACACCGCGAGAGATCGCAACCGACGCGCTGACGGGCTACGCCCTCGGCGCTGACATCACCCGCGAAGACGTGTGGCAGCTGATCGTCGACGTCATCGAAGCCGAGCGCGGGAGCGCCACGCCCGAGATCTACATCGTGCAGGACGAGGGCGGCGACGTCGTCGACATCTTCCGTGACGCCGACGAGGCAACCGCCGCCTACCAGGACGAGAAGTACAGCGTCATCGAGGAAACCATCTGGGAGCCGGGCGAGTGCGCCAAATACCGGGCCACCAAGTGCGACGAGTGCGAGGAGGCGGCAACGAACTTCTGGCCGAAGCTCGCCGAGCCCGTGCAGATGTGCGACAGCTGCACTCACAACGCACGTCGCAGTGGATGGGAGCCGGGCCAGTGAGCGCGAAGTGGACGAAGACACCGAAGGTGGGTGCGTGGGCGCTGCACGTCGGCGGACATCTCGATTCTCGAGAGGTCGTCGAGGTGAGCAAGAACAAGAGGGCGATCAAGCTCCGCATCGGGACGCTCGTCACCGACTGGCTGCCCGCCTCGAACTACGAGTACCGGGAGGACTCATGACCGATCAGATCCCCATGCGCAGCGCCAGCGAGCGCCGCGACGCAGCGCGCGCCGCCGTCGCTGAATACGAGGCGCGGAGCCAGAGGCTCGGCGAGTCGGTCACGACCACCTACGAGCGAGCGCTGTACTCGGCGCTCATCCCCCTGCTCGAGGTGCCCGAGGTCGGCATCACCGAAGACGAGATCGTCAAGGGTGCCATCGACCGCGCGTCGTGGCACATCACCGCTGGCGATGGCGTCACGTTCTCGTATGTCAACCTCGTCGCCATGCTGACGGACGCCGTGCGCACCGCTGAGCGTGCCGCGCTCGAGCACTGGGAGCCGGCCGACATTCCGAGCCAGGAGTTCATGCTCCGCCACCTCGGCATCGACGCTCGCCCCGCCCGTATCCAGGGCGATACTCGCATCTTCATCCCCGCGCAATACATCGAGAGAGAGGTCATCTGACCATGAGCACCATCACACAGGCGCAGTACGACAAGGTCTGCGAGGCCATCGACACCGCGAAGAACGACGACCGCTCGCTCGACACCGACGAGTATGCGAGCATCGTGCTCGAAGCCATCGGCATCGAGGTCGACTCGGGGCATAGCCCGGTCACGCTGCGCGTTTCGACCAGCCGCCCGATCGGCGACGACGAGGTCAGCAGTCTGATCTACGGCACCGGGGCCCTCACCTACGAGTGGTGGGGGCGGGTCATCGAGAGGGAGCGCGACGGCGTCGACGGCTACCTGTTCCACCACGCCACGGAGGACAGCCCCGACGACGGCTCGACCCCGGGTCGCACCTGGGTGTCAGAGCAGCAGATCGCGGACGCGGCTGGCCGATTCCTCGGCGAGGGGCGCGGCGGTGACAGTACCCGCGACATGCTGACCGAGAACATCGGTTACTCCGACGCGGAGGCCGCCGACACCATCCTGCAGTACGCCGTGCTGGGTCGGGCGATCTTCGGATGAGCGACCAGCCCGCCGACGACCGATCAACCCAGGTTGATCAGGCCCCGACGCTCGGCGAGATGGCCGACGTGATGCGTGACTGGCAGGCGCGGGGGGTGACCCTCGCCTCTGTCCGCTACGTCATCCCGAAGGTCTTCTACAAGGAGCTCGACGCCGAGCAAGAGAGAGCGCACGCAATCGCTCGTGCCCTCCGCACCGAGGCTCGCGCCGCGGTCGCGACCACCATCGACAAGCACCACCCCGGTCTGTAACCTACACTCTGGAAGGAGTACATCATGCACATTCTCATCGACGATCAGATCACCGTGGAGGTGACGTTCACCTCCACCCACTGCGAGGAAGTGGGGGAGCGCGACGTCGTCAGCTTCGACGACACGCACGCCATCCTCAACACCTGGGAGAAGCTCGCACCCGGACGCCGCGGCTTCCGCTACGCACGGGACGAGTCCGACAGCGAGCCGTCCACGATCATCATCGCTGAGGTGAGCGGGCGCAGCCTCAGCATGTTCGACATCGACCCGCACTGGACGGGTAGCCAGACGGTCAACGGCTACCGCTGGGATGACCTCGAGTCCTCCCTCCCCCTGAAGGTCGTCGACTGATGGTCGCGATGGGCAACGAGCGCGACGTCAACATCGCGTACATCGCCGAGGCGAAGGACATCGCCGAGATCGAAAACCCCGGCGACGAGGTCATCGTGCAGATCGACACCGGCGATCGCACGAAGCACCTGCGGGTGATGCTCAACGAGGCTGTCCTGTTCGACGCCGACCCCGAGCGCCGCGGCGTCACCCCCGAGGAGAAGCTCCTCATCCCCATGTTCCGTCGGATCTCCGAGCTCGAGGCGGCCGCCATGCAGCTGTCCCTCGACTTCGGGGTCGTCCGATCCGACCTGGCCGGCCGCGCCCGCGAGCTCGGCCTCAAGCTGTGAGGAGGGTAGGCGCCGTCGCCTTCGTGGCACTCGCTCTCCTGCTCACTGCCTGTTCGTCAATCGACAGGGGCACGATCACCGCGAAGGTCGTCGAACCAGCACACACCACGGTTTCGACCACCTGCGTCCCCGTCGGGAAGGTGGTGGTGTGCACGCCGCACACCATCTACGACGACGAGGACTTCCGCTTTGACATCCAACTCGAAGACGAGACGGGCTTCGTCTACGTCGATGAGGCCACGTTCAACCAGTACAACGAGGGAGACTTCTATGAGCGACGGTAAGTACCCGCAGAGCGAGAAGCTCGCCGAGGCGCACGAGGATCGCATCGCGATCACCGAGTTCCTCGAGTGGTGCACCACCCAGGGCATCGTCCTGGCGAAACCCACCCCCAATGGCTATGCGTACGGCGCCATTCACGGCACGCACGACAGCCTCATCATGCAGTACCTCGAGGTCAACGAGACCGAGCTCGAGCAGGAGCGACGCGCCATGCTGGCCGCCGCACGAGAGGAGAACCAGTGACCGCACAGACTGAAGCTGCAGCGCACATGCGCGCAGTCACCGAAGCACTCACGAGGACGACCGAGGACGACACGCACGACCGTGCGACAACGAGAGTCCGCATGATCTTCGGCATGTTCTACGACGACGAGGAGAGCGAGCCGGATCAGGCGATCCGCGATGCCCTCACCGATCTCATGCACATGGCCGCCGAGCGCCACGTGGACTTCGAGGAGGCCCTGTCTGCGGCCGCTCGGATGTGGACGATGGAACGAGAGGACTGGGAAGTCGAATGAGCACCACCGCACCCACCCCCTACGATCGCGGCGCCCGCGGCGAGCCGAAGATCTGGCCGCACGTCACGCGATCCGAGCTCGCCATCCTGGCGCCGATCGCCCTCGAGTTGGAGGAGGACCGGTTCGGCCGAGTCGACTTCGATGACGACGAAGGAGCCACGATGCTCAACGTCCGAGTCGAGCGTGAAGCTGACGGCCGCGTCTTCCTGCGTGTCGACCTGGTCGGCATCGACGAGGTGGCGGTGGTCGTCAATGGCTGACTTCGACCGCGACGCACCGGTCGCCACCACCATCCACCTCAGCCAGAAGGACGGCTACCAGCCGCCGCCGATCCACCTCGACGCCGAGCGTCGCGTGCTCGGCGGGCTCGGCCCGGACAACGTGGGCGCCGCGCTCATCGGGTTCGCGCCACCGAACGACGAGGAGATGTCGGTGCTCGCCGACGACGTGTTCACCGACCCAACCCTGGCCGTCGGCCTGTGGCCGATGTTCGGCAAGGCGGGTATCATCCGCTGGGCAGCGAAGACCAAGCGCCTCGAGTTCGTGGAGGTCTCGGATGGCTGAGCCGCGGCAAACGATCACCGTCTCGATCGACACGCAGGATCTGCCGGGCACGCAGCACGTGCTCGGCACGGGGAAGCGCGCCGAGATCACCTCGGCCGGGATGCTCGGCGTGGCGAACAACACCGGCGTGCTCGACCTGCTGGTCAATGATCACACCGCCGTCCGCATGGTCATCCATGAGGACAAGCTCGGGCACGCCGTCATCCAGGTCTACGACATGACGCAGCAGAAGGTGATGGGCGTCGTCGACATCGAGCTCTACGGCCTCGTGCCACCGCGCCGCACCCCCGCACCGAAGCGCGAACGGAGGTTCGGCGATGGCCCCCAGGCGTGACGAAATTACCCTGCGTGGCGCGCTCATCCGACTCGGCGTGCTTCTCATCGGCGGCCTCGCCATCTGGGTAACCCAGCGGTGGGAGCTCGGGTGGATGGCTGGCCTACCACTCCTCGGCGTCGCATTCGGCATCCTCGACACGGTCAGTGGCGACGAGGGGTAGGCCGCGGGGCGCGAAGGCGATCCCGTGGGATCGCATCGTCGCCCGTCTCCGGGAGCATCCGAACCGGTGGCTCCTGCTCCCGGAGATGGCGAAGGTCAACGCCCGTACTGTGATGGTGATCCGCAAGCGCGAGCGCCGCGCGCTGCGACTCGACGACGGCGTCATCCGCTGCCGGATCAAGGCCGGCTACGTGGATGAGACCGGCGCCGTGATCGCCACCCTGTTTCTGAAGCTCGACACCAAGGAGAAGACGTGAGAGACACCCGCAAGAACCTCAACCTGACGGTGGGGGAAGTCGCCGTCATGCAAGATCATGCCGCCGAGCTCGGCGTCTCCGTCTCCAGCCTCGGCCGCGAGTGGTTCATCGACTTCATCGAGAACGGCAGCGACTACGTGAAGCCGACACTGCAGCGCGTGCAAGTCCTTGCGGAGAGCGAGATCCTCGCCCAAGCTGAGATGATCGCCGCGCGTGACTACAACGCCACCCTGACGGACATCATCCGTCGCAAGATCCAGCTACTCCGTGAATGAGTTGGGGCTCATGCGCCGACAGGTTGCATGAGCCCCGTGCCACGGAAGGAAGCACGCCGCCAGGCTACTACAGACTCCGGCCCCGACGCGGGGTCGGCCCGGGGCATCCCGCCCACAATCGGAAGGAACACCATGCAGAGATTCATCACGAGCGCCGCAGTCGCGGGGCTCCTCACGCTGGGGCTGACGGCGCTCGCCGTCCCCGCCTCGGCAACGGTCGACTCGTTCGGCATCTGCGTCCCCACGGAGGACACGACGCAGACGATCGTGCACCCGGCGGTGGGCGAGCCGACAATCACCGTGCCCAACCCGGACTACACCCCGGGCACGCCGGGAACGCCGGGATCACCCGCCATCGGCGAGCCGACGATCGAGATCCCCAACCCGGACTACGTTCCGGCCGTCGACCCGATCCCCGGAACCCCGGCCGTCGGCGAGCCGACGATCACCGTGCCGAACCCCGACTACGTGGCACCCACGTACACGCCGGGATACTGGCAGACGATCCCCGCTGTCGGCGAGCCGACGATCATCGTCGAGAACCCCGACTACGTGCCGGGCACGCCGGGCACGCCGGGATCCCCCGCGGTCGGCACGCCGACGATCATCGTCACCAACCCGGACTACGTGCCGGCAGTGCCCGATCGCATCGAGGTCGTCCACCACGAGGCGGTCACGCACATCGAGTACCACTTCGCGAAGTTCACGCAGGAGCGCACCCGCGAGAAGGGATCTCGCGGTGGCTGGGGTGCCTGGTCGGGCTACGGAGACTGGGTCGAGTGGTCGCCGGAGACGCACACGTCCTGGCAGCGCAGCACCGACCCGCTCGGCTCGCCGCAGTTCCACTCGTCGGGCAACTACGGCCCGAACAAGCAGTGGGAGAAGCAGTGGCAGGCCCGCTACGACGGCAACCAGCGCACGGTCGAGGACAAGGCCGCATGGGATGAGCAGGTGCTGATCCCTGGCTCGCCCGCGGTCGGCACGGAGACGATCGAGGTCACGAACCCCGACTACGTGCCTGCTGTTCCCGAGGTGCCCGCGACGCCGGCTGTCGGTGAGCCGACGATCGAGATCGATAACCCGGACTACGTGCCCGAGTCGAAGGTCTGGGTCGACCCGGTCTACACGCCCGCCGTCGGCGAGCCGACCGTCACGATCGACAACCCGGATTACGTGCCGGCGGTCCCCGAGGTGCCCGGCACCCCGGCGGTCGGCAACCCGACGATCACGGTCACCAACCCGGGGTACATCCCGGCCACCGAGGGCACGGACCCGACCCCCGCGGTCGGCGAGCCCACGATGGAGGTCGAGAACCCGGCGTACATCCCGGAGCGCACCGAGGTCATCACGATCCCGGGCAACGAGTGCCCGCCGGTCGGGCCGGAGGAGCCGGAGGAGCCTACGGTTCCCGAGGAGCCGGTCACCCCGGAGGAGCCGGTGGTCCCCGCGGCGCCCGTCACGGCGGCCGCTACGGCACCGGCCACGAAGGCGGCTGTCGCGTCCGATGAGGACACGCTGGCCCAGACGGGCGGCGAGACCGCGATCGGCGCTCTGGCGCTCGCTGGCGGGCTGCTCCTGGGGGGCACAGCCCTCACGCTGCGTCGCCGTTCGCGTCGCAGCTGACATCACCCCTGCATGAAACTCGCCCCCCTTCCCGGACGCTGGTCTACGGGAAGGGGGGCGAGTATGCTCAGAGCCACGCCAATGCCTCGAGGACATTCTCTCCACTCGGGGCCCTACTACGCAACCCCGAAAGGTGCAACCATGTCTTCGATCACGCCACTCCCGCTCTCGGAAACCTGATGGGCAAGGCGTTCGACCTCGTCACCGAGAAGCTCCGAGCCGGTGGTTTCAAGACGAAAGCCGACGGCCGCGACCGGCTCCGCGCCCAGTGCCCCGCTCATGGCGGCGACGACCTGAATCTGTCCGTCGCTGTCGGTGACCAGGGCGTTCTCCTCAAGTGCCAGAGCTACGACTGCCCCGCCGGTGACATTGCCAGCGGCCTCGGCCTCACCCTCTCCGACCTGTTCGATGCTGACGGGAAAGCCACCTACATCTACGACGGCGGGCACACCGTCACCCGTCAACGCACCCGCGACGGCAAGAAGATCCTGCAGAAGAACAAGCCCGCCACCACCCACCTGTTCCGCCACCCGATGTCGATCCCGATCGAGGAGTCGAACGAAGTCGTGCTCGTCGAAGGCGAGAAGTGCGTGGACGCAGCACTCCGCCTCGAGGAGAGATGCGTCACCACCTGGCCAGGTGGAGCGAAGGCTGTCGACCAGGTCGACCTCTCCCCGCTGTTCGGCAAGACTGTCCGCATCATCGCGGACAACGACGAGCCGGGGCTGAAGGCGGCAGCCAGGCTGGTCACTCGCCTGGCTGGTGTCGCCACCGTGCAGGGAGTGTGGGTCGTCCCTGGCGAGAAGCAGGGTGTCGACGACCTGTGGCTCCGCGGCGGCTCACTGACCGAGCTCGTCGCCGCTGTCGTCCCTCTCGACCAGGAGCTCGAGGAGGAGCACGAACCTCCCGCTCGCTCGCTGTCGCTCCGCTCGCTGAGCACCGTCTCATCGAAGCGCACCCGATTCCTGTGGGAGAAGATGATCCCGCAGTCCGCTGTCACCCTGGCTGCTGGCCGCGGTGGCACAGGCAAATCGTCGTTCATGATCTGGCTCGCCGCGCAGCTGAACCAGGGCACACTCGCCGGGGAGTTGCTCGGCCAGCCCGCGCCCGTGCTGTACGTCAGCCATGAAGACTCCCTCGCTGAGGTCGTGGCGCCCCGTGCGGACGCGAACGGCGTCGTCCGCGACCTGTTCTACTCCCTGAGCATCTCATCGCGGGAGATCGGCGGCGAGACCGTGCCGAGCCTGCCCGAAGACATGCCCCTCATTCGGCAGGCGATCGCCGAGACCGGGGCGAAGCTGCTCATCATCGACCCGATCACCTCCACCCTCGCCGGTGGGGACAACGACAAGATGGCCGACGTGCGTCGCGTGATGGATCCTCTGAACGCGATGGCCGCCGAGCTCGGCGTGTCCGTCATCGGCATCGCCCACTTCCGCAAGGGCGGTGGGTCGGCCTCCGACCTGATCTCCGGCTCGCACGCCTGGCGCGACGCCGCACGAGCGGTGATGTTGTTCGCTCGCGACGAGGACGCTGACGCCACGGTGATGACGCTGGAGAAGATCAACTCGGGCGAGGCGGGCAAGTCGTTCCGCTACCGCCTGAACATCATCCAGCAGATGACCGACGAGGGACACCCGACGGATGTCGCTCGCGTGGTGTGGGAGGGCGAGTCGACGATCGCCGTCGCCGACCTGATCAACCACGAGACCGAGCGGCAGAAGCAGGGTGGCCTCGCGAACGAGCTCACCGAGTACATCCGCAGCTTCGAGGGTCGTGCGATCAAGGTGGAGGACATCGTCTCCCACTTCTCGAACAGCGACGTGAAGCCCGCCACGGTGCGCCAGAACCTGAAGCGTCTCGCTGGTCGTGGCGTCATCGAGCAGCCTGCGTACGGGCACTACCAGGCGGTGATGCCGGCCGACGCGACAGAGAGTGACACGTCTCGCGCGCGTGGGGGTGTCACACCTGTCACACCTGTCACACTTCGACCGAGTGTGACAGGTGTGACACCTGTGACACCCACCCCCGCAGGCGCGCAGGCGCGCGCGAGTGTAGCAGTAACCGAGCAGGGTGTCGACCCGACAGTCTGCACCGTATGCGGCGGGAAGCTTTCGGCTACCGCCATCGAGGAAGGAGAGACCCGACATGACATCTGCTGATGCCAACAAGCCGATCGTGAAGAAAGTCCGGGTCATCGAACAGCGCATGCCTGCGCCGTACGGTGACATCGAGATCGATGTGCGACCTGTTTCGATCTTCGGCAAGGAGGGCGTGGTCGGTCACAGTGTGGGAATCATGGACACACGACAGGGGCAGGGAACGCGCAGCGACCTCGACTATGCCGAGGCGAAGGCGAAGGCCGTGCTGCGTGCGATCCGCGCATACCGTCGGAAGAACGACCTGAAGACGGGTGGCCCAGCGTGAGCGCCGCACACTTCCACCCCGTGCTCGGGATGGTCGAGGATGAGCCGGAGGCGGAGGCCAAGCCCGTCTTCCACCCGGTGCACGGACATGGAGAGAAGCCATGAGCGCTGTCGATGAAGTCATCGCGCTGCTCGCCGCGCGGGTCGTGCGTAACCGCGTCGGGAAGGTGGCGTGGCGGGAGATGGATCAGGACATCCTCGCGATGCGGAAGGCCATCGAACTCCTCGAGGCGCCGCCATCCGAGGAGATGCAGGCGGCTCAGGACTTCTTCCAGAAGCACTACCCCAGGTTCGGCGAGTGGCGAGTCGATGAGTTCGAGCTCACCGTGATGATCCCTGCGAGCACGGGCACCCGCGAGGAGTCGCTCGAGCTCATCCAGGACGCCCTCGCTGAAGCAGGGTGGGATATCCGGGCTGTCGAACGATGACCGAAGCACGTCTCGTCGAGGTGCTCGTGCCCGGCGCCACGAGCGACGACCTCCGCACCTGGGCGAACAACATCGCCGAGGCGAACCCGATCACGAGCGACCCGACGGACTTCACCCCGACGGTCAACCTCGACGTCACCGACTACCCGTTCATGGGTGTCGAACTCAGACTGCAGAGCGAGAAGCAGCACCTGCTCACGCTGGTGCTGTTCGCACAGATCCCCAACGAGAAGGAGAGAGAGACGATGGAAGCTGACGGAGTAACGAGGGGTGGCCTGTGATGGACCGCTCAGAGAAGGTGGGCGTGATCACCGCCCTCATCCTGCTCGGCCTGCTGATCACGCTGTACGTGTGGATCGGGGTGGGGCGCTCATGACCATCTCACGCAGGACGATCGCGGACCTTGTGGCCCTGCCGGTCGAGACGGTGGACGTTCTGCTCGAAGCCGGGTGGACGCTACAGCTTTCGAACCAGGCGCCGGCCAGGTTCGAGCAGCCGCTCAGTGCCGACGAGCCTCGAATCATGCCGGCGATCGAGGTTCCCATGATCGAGGAGCGTGATTCACGCGAGGTTGCGCGCGAGGTGCTGGATAGTGTCGGTGCTCGACTTGCTCCGAAGCGGGGGCGCCAGCGATGAGCGTCGCGGATGAGGCGAAGGCGGCAGCCGAAGCCGAGTACCCGGCGGTCACTGTCGGAGACCCCATTGCTCGCGTGCAGCGCGTGCCGTTCGCGCATGGCTATCAGCGCGGCATCCAAGCGGCACTCGACGACCTGCCGGGCCTCATCTCCAGCGTGATGTGCGCGGTCTGCGGTGATGACGGCGAGTTCATACAGTCGCCCGGTGGGTCGTGGTGGGCGCACGACAGTCACCCCGACGATCACCACGACTACGTCCCCACAGTGCGCGCATGATCAGCCAGGCGGACGGAGAGGACGACGTCGTCATCCTCCCTGACGAGGTGTGGGCTGCGATGCGTGAGTATCTCGATCTGCCGCAGCCGGGCCCCGGTGCCTGGCATGCCTGACCCGATCACACCTGCTGGACTTAGCGGAACGTGATCGATACACTTATTGCTATACGGAAAAGGAGGCCATCTTGGCTGAACGAAGGTTCGATCGCAACGCTGGATTCATCAGCGTCGCAGACAGCATCCCCGACGACGTGACGATCGTCGGGGCGGTGATCGTCACGATGGACGACGCCAACAACTACGGCACCATCTACATCCCCGAGTCCCTCGACCACGTCCCCGCACCCGAGGTGCAGGAAGTCCAGGGCGCATACGTCGCCCAGGCGTTCGAGATCGCCAACCTCACCGGGTTGCGCGCATGACCGCAGCAGCCACCGCCCACCGACCCACCCACGAAGGAGCATGACATGGCCGGCGAAACCCTCATCACCGTCATCGGCAACCTCACCGCCGACCCCGAGCTCAGGTACACCCAGCAGGGCGTGCCCGTCGCGAACGGAACCATCGCGTCCACCCCCCGCACGTTCGACCGACAGGCGAACGACTGGAAGGACGGCGACCCGCTGTTCATGCGCTGCGCCATCTGGCGTGAGCTCGGCGAGCACGCTGCTGGATCCCTCACGAAAGGCATGCGCGTCATCGCGACTGGCTTCCTCGAGCAGAAGTCCTACAAGGATCGTGAGGGCAACGACCGCACGTCGATCGAGCTCAACGTGCAGGAGATCGGCCCGTCCCTGAAGTACGCCATCGCTCAGGTGACTCGCGTGCAGAACGGCCAGGGCGGACAGCAGCAGGCCCAGCAGCAGATGCAGCCCGGCTACGGCGCACCGCAGGGCTACGGCCCGCCGCAGGGTGGCGTGCCGCAGGGGTACGGCGCACCGCAGCAGCAGGGCGGCTCCTACCCGGCGCCGCAGGGCCAGCCGCAGCAGCAGATGCAGCCGCAGGGTCAGCCTCCGCAGCAGCAGATGCCGCCGCAGGCTCAGCCCGGCCAGCAGCCGCCCCAGCAGCAGACGATGCAGCAGCAGCCGGGCCAGATGCCCCAGCCCGGCGCCTTCCAGTCCCCCGCGGACTGGGCACAGCAGGGTGCAGTCCAACCCGGACAGCAGCCCTTCTGACAGACCGGCCGCACCACGCTCCCCCCGCGTGGTGCGGCCCCCGGGCAGGTAGCTCAACGCAGACATGCGACCGGTGGAGCACTCGGCGGATGCGCCGATCGGTTGGAGGTTCGAGTCCTCCCCTGTCCACCCATCACCACCAACGGAAGGATCGAATGATGGAAACCACCACGTACCGCACCCCCAACGAGAAGTCCGCATTGCGAGACGCTCTCGCCATCGCCGAGGAGTCCGTCTTCCAGGTGAACCAGGCAAACGGCTGGTTCGAGGATGACCGCACCGTCGGCGACGACATCGCTCTCCTCCACTCGGAGGCCAGCGAGATGCTCGAGGCGTACCGCGACGGCGGCCTCGGGGATCAGACCGTCGTGCACAGCACTCAGGTCGACACGTTCCCCAAGCCGGAGGGCTTCGGTGCTGAGGCGGCCGACGTCCTCATCCGCCTGCTCGACACCTGCCGTCGCCGCGGCGTCGACCTCGCCTACGAGTTCGAGCGCAAGCTGCGTTACAACGGCACGCGCGGCCACAAGCACGGCAATAAGATCCTCTGATTGCGTTAGGGTCGCGTCATGGAAGCCATCACCGCAAGCAAGACCTGCACGATCGACGACTGTGACGCACCCCTCTACGCGAAAGGTTGGTGCAAGCGGCACTACTACCGAGCGCGACGGAACAACGGCAACCCATTGGCGTTCAAGATCGCGCGGAACTTCGACCAGTTCGATGCCGACGGCAATCGCTGGTGCGCACGCGCACGGCACTACGTCACGCCGGATCAGTTCGAGCCGGCGCGCCCACGCTGGTGCCGGATGTGCCGCAGGCTCAGCCGCTACAACTTGACGCCCGAGCAGTACGCGGCGTTGCCAGGTGCGGACGGCACCTGTGCACTATGCCCCCGACCGTCCAGCCATATCGATCACGATCACGCGTGTTGTCCTGGGCGAGAGACCTGCGGCAACTGTGCGCGTGGCGTCCTATGCCGAGAATGCAACACCGCGCTCGGCCTACTCGGAGAGGAAAGACTCATGAAAGCAGCAGAGTACGTAAAGCACGGCGGGAAGGTGATGTGACGATGGCGCTCATGAAGCCTGGGCACCTCCCCGGCGAGAAGTCCGCAGACCTCGAGGCCCGCCTCGGCATCGCTCAGGATGGCAAGCCCAGCCCTGAGCAGCTGCAGGTTCAGCGTGAGATGCAGGCGCTGATCTACACCGCGATGGACTACGGCAACCGCTACATCCAGGACGGTCGCCACAAGGCGCTTGCGATGGAGCATCTCGAGGATGCGCTCATGCGGTTCGGCAAGGAGATCTTCGCGGCGCCCATCCCCACCGAGGTGCCCGCATGAGCACCGCGGTGACCGAGTCGCTCGAGTCTCGGTTGCGCTGGATCGTCGCTCACATCGAGCTCGGCATGGAGTGCCAGGTTCGACTTTCGCGTGGCGAAGATGCACGCTGGTTCGTGCAGATCCAGTGCTACCGCAGGGATGTCATCACTGGCAAGTACGGCTTCGGCTACGGCGGCAAGGCGTACCCGAGCGAGCATGCCACCGACAGCGAGATCATCCAGATGATCTTCGGTCTCTACAAGGGGTACTGGGAGCACGAGGCGCGTGAGACGTTCCTGCTCCGCGACGACGCCGGCGAAGGGCGTCGCCCGTTCGGGCCTCACATCGACACCTGGGCGCTGTGGAGCGTGGCCCGGAAGGTCGACGTGCGCAGCGCGAAGCATGTCGAGGATCGAGCATGAGTGTCTCGGGCGTCGAGGTCACCGTCTACTGCAACGGCGCGTTCCACCAAGCCGAACGGCTGCGCTTCCACGACCGGGCCATGAAGAACGACATCCGCGCCGAACTCAAGCGGCGCGGATGGGTGGTCAGGGACTCCGGCGAGACGTTCTGCCCCGCTCACCCACCGACGAGGAAGCGATGATCGACCCCGCGATCGTCATCGGTGTCGACCCCAGCCTCACTGCGGCTGGGGTCGCCACCGCGATGACGCCCGAATGCGCGGCGTACGGCGACGACCAGTTCACGGTCGCCACCTTCGGCCGCGCCGGCAAGAACGACGAGCCACTCAACACCCGCCTCGAGCGGATCGAACTGCTCGCCGACGAGATCCGTGACCAGGCCGTGAACCTCATGCAGTGGCCGTCGCTCATGCTGATCGAGACCCCGGCGTACAGCCAGTCCACCGGGAAGACACACGACCGTTCCGGCCTCTGGTGGGAGGTCGTCCGCATCTTCCGCCGCGAGCTCGAGATCCCCGTGATCGAAGTCTCCGTGCAGAAGGTGAAGACGTACGCCACCGGCAAGGGCAACACGGCGAAGCAGGCCGTGCTCCTCGAGGTGGCACGCCGATACCCGCACGTCGCGATCTCGAACGACAACGAGGCCGACGCCTTTACGCTCGCCGCGATCGGTATGCGCCTCATCGGCGCACCGATCGACGACGTGCCGAAGACCCACCTCCGAGCAATGGAAGGACTGGAGCTCCCGTGATTCTCACTCCCGAGATCCTCGAGAAGATCGTCACCGCGATCGAGCAGAAGCCCGACGCCCCCGTCACGCTCCCCGACCACGCGTACGGGCGCAACGGCAAGGCGCGGATCCTCGTCGACGGACTCCCCATCGACCTGCACCGGCACCTGCACAACCTGCTCATCCGCCCGCTCGAGCAGAACGAGCGGATGCACGACCAGTCGGGCGTGAAGGGGAACGTCAACCCGCACCTGTTCACCGTGATCAAGGGTGGCCGATCCCCGGCGCTGTACTGCCCGAACAACCACCCGTACGCGGGGAACGAAGCACCGCCGAACAGCCGCGGCTACCGCTGCGCGATATGCCTGAAGAACTCTCAGCCTGAGCGCGCGGGACTCGCCAACGCCGACAAGACCGAGTGCCCGGAAGGCCACCCGTACAACGACGAGAACACCTACATCGACAGCGCCGGCCGCCGTCGGTGCCTCATCTGCAAACGCGACACCGACGCCCGCTACCGGCGTCGCCAGAAGGAAGGAACCCCCTCATGAACCAGCCCGCACCGTACCGCCTCCAGGCAGTAGAGCCCCCCACGCATGTCCGCTACGCCCACTCGCTCCGACGCGGCGCACTCACCTTTCAGCAAATCGAGGAGCTCGTGAAGGGGATCAACACCCTCTACGTCCAGGCGAAGCAGGGCAAGAGCTACCTCGCTCAGCACCAGGCGCGCGCCGAGATGAACCGCATCTTCGGGTACGGCAACTGGGACGTGATCGACGACGATCCCGTGGTCATCTACGAGAACTTCGGCCCCACCGGCAACGACAAGAAAGAGCGGTGGACGGTCGCCTACCGCATGAAGGTGACGGTGAACATCCGTGACCTGTGGGGCATGCCGGTTGCAACGTTCACCGGTGTGCACGCCGAGGAGAACGCGCCGCAGCCCCAGCGCGGTGAGGCGCACGCGCTGGCGATCACCTCCGTCGAGTCATACGCACTCCGTCGCGCGCTGATCAACCTCGGAGACCGCTTCGGTCTCGGCCTCTACAACGGCGGGTCGACCGCTGTGCACGGCCAGTACACGATCCAGCAGTACGAGGGTCAGCTGGGCAAGTGGGTGCCGAACGAGCAGGAACCCCAGGCGCAGGTGCCGATCGTCACCCACGAGACGATCCAGGCCGAGCCGGTCATCTCCGACGACGGCACCAACCCGAACTGGGTCGACCCCACGCAGCAGCCCGCCCAGGCGCCCGTGCAGCAGCAGATGGCGCCGGCTCCGGCACAGCAGCCCACTCAGGCCCCCATGCCGCAGCAGGCACAGGTGCAGCAGCAGGCACAGCAGGCCCAGCAGGCGCCCACCTGGGATCAGCAGTCGCAGCAGCCGCAGCAGCCGCAGCAGCCGTACGCGCAGCAGCAGGGGCCGACGCCGCAGGGTGACGGCACCGTCCAGGGCATGCAGCAGGCAGCCCAGCAGCAGGCGTACGCACGCCAGCAGTACACCCAGCAGCAGTTCGCCGTCAACCCCTCGATGGCGGCCCGGCTGCAGCAGGGATTCAAGCAGGACGACCAGGGAGGACAGGGCTGATGGCCGCAGAGAACATCGGAAAGGCGGAGATCATCCGCGACGTCGAGCTCGAGCAGCGACTGCTCGAGGCGGTCATCGCCGACCGGAACGCGCAGCCGCGCAGCCAGCAGCTGCAGATCGGCCCGTCGGAAGTCGGCGGATGCCGTGAGCTCCTGCGCGCCGGGCTGTTCGAGCCGCCCGCCGAAGCCGAGCCTGAGACGAACTGGGCGGCCGCCGCCCACGTCGGGCAGGTGATGGGCGCTGACCTCGAGCGCATCTTCGGCGAGCGTGTCAACGCGCTCCTGCAGCAGCGCTACAGCACCCTGTTCGGGATGTTCGGCATCTCGATCTCCGGTGGTGCCGACCTCACGTTCCTCGACGGCGATCAGATCTCCGACCTGAAGTCGATCGACGACATGGGCTCCACGCTGTACGACCTGAACCGGGACGCGCAGGCGATCGAGACCCTGCTCTCGATCTATCGAGAGGGACTGCTGTTCGCGAAGAACATCGAGACCGCCGATGGTGGCTACGAGCTCACCGGCGTCATCCTCGACAAGGTCGCGAAGTTGAGCAACTACATCCAGATCGCGATCTACGTGATGGGCGCTATGCAGGCGGGCATCATCTCCGAGAACGGCACCGGCCGCCTCGTCTTCTACGATCGCTCCGGCAACTACCAGGGCTTCGTCGCCGCGGTCATCCCGACCGAATGGGTGTGGATGTTCTACACCATTGGGCAGATGCGGATCGGCCAGGTCGTGCAGGCGCAGTCCGCGTACGAGGCGACCGGCGGCAACCCTGCCGTGATCGCCACGCTGCGCGACAAGGCGCCGTCGTTCTGCTTCTCGCCGAAGGTCATGTGCCCCCGGCGCATGCACTGCTGGGCAGGCTCCGAGTGGACGGCCGACAACCAGATCACGGATCCCGAGCAGGTCGCGGCGATGAACCGCTACGACACGGCGCGCGACCTCGCGAAGATCGCCGACGGCATGAAGCGGGCGGCCAAGACTGCACTCGACGGCGTCAGCGGCGTCGCCCCCGACGGCAAGATGCTGACATGGACGCGCTCCGGTGCGATCAACCTCGTGCAGACGACGGTGGCCGAACCGAAGACGCAGGAGGTGCTCGACCAGTTCCTGCCTCCGGTGAACCTGCAGGCGGAGATCGAGGCGGAGCGCCAGCGCGCGGCCGTCGCTCCGGTAATCACGCCTGCATCCCAGGTGGACACATCTCAGGCTCCGGTGGACACAGAGCCGGTCGAGACGGTCACAAATGAGCCGCAGGCGCCCACACCGACACTCACCCGCGAGCAGCGGTACAAGGCGCTCGCGAAGACCGGCGCGCCCGCCGTGCGCAAGATGGCGCACGACATGACCGGGATCGAACTGAAGGGTCTCCGCAAGGACGACGCCATCGACGCGATCCTCAACCACGAGTACCCCAAGACCCCCTCCGAGGCGGATGTCCCCGTTGAAGCCGCCGCCTCGGAGGGCGACTACCCCGGCGATTCTGGTGACGACATGGCCCCGCAGAATGGGCCGGAGTTCTACGAGGGCGAGTACGCTTCCGAGCCGGGCGATGGTCACGACCAGCGCGCGGTGCAGGAGGCGCACGAGGCGGGACTCCGTCAGAGTGCCGCCGCCTGGGAGGCCGACCCTCGTCGACTCACCCCGCTCGAAGGTGTGGACGCTGAGCGTGTCGCGCAGTACCACGCCGAGCAGAAGGGGGAGCCGATCACTGAGGCTCAGGAACGAGCGTGGGGTCAGTCCGTCACGACCGATCACGGCGCTCTGACGGAGCCTCCCGAGGAGCCAGTGAACCCGGGTCTCGGTCGCGTCGTCTTCGAGCCCGCGCACAGCGAGCAGCAGGTGGTGCACAACCCAACCCCCGAGCAGGAAGAGGCGAGGGCCAAGCTCATGCGCGGCCCGCACGTCGCACCCCTCCTCGACAAGCCGGCACCTGTCGCGCCCAACGAGGAGCCCATCCTGCTCCCTGACGGGACGGTCTACGTGCCGCTCGAGAACGAGGATCCGCGCCGACCGGGGCTGTTCTTCGACCGGATGGGGAACCGCGACAAGCTGCGTCAGAACCAGTACGACGCCGACCCGCAGTTCCGGGCCCGGTGCCTCGCCGTCCGCATGAAGTTCGCCGGCAACACGCCTGCGAGCCAGTCCTAACCCTCCCGGAAGGAGACACGATGCCTGAGCCGATGCCCTGGGCGCTGAAGGTCGACCTGATCATGGCGATCCTCAGCAGGAACTACCGCAGCATCTCGTACTTCAGCGGCGTCTACCGCTTCGAGGTCGAGCCGAACGCCGTGAAGCGATGGCGGAAGCGCCGCGATCGTCGCGCGATTGCCCAGGCGAGACGAGATGGTCATGTCTGAGTGGCCCGACCGGCTGACAGTTGGCCCGATCAGGGAGTGGCCGGGGGCGCACACGCGCTCCCGGCGCTCCGCCCCCTTCCGCTACGGCGGTAAGCCGGTGAAGCTCACGACCACGCTGAGCGAGCTCGATACGGAGCTCCGCGCCGTCGCCGCGAAGGACGCCGAGCTTCTCGTCGCGATCGACCCGGCGAAGTTCCGCCGCGACGGACGCCCGTACGCGAACGCGATCGCTGAACACCCCGGCGTGATCCTCTCGTTCGAGATCCCGAAGCTCGGACGCGTGTCGTACCCGTGTGACACGTTCACCACCTGGGAGGACAACCTGCGGGCCATCGCCCTGTCGCTCGAAGCGCTGCGGAAGGTCGACCGCTACGGCACGACGCAGCACCGGCAGCAGTACCGCGGGTTCCTGGCGATCGAAGCCACCGCGGCGCCGGCAGGGTTCGCTACGGCCGAGGATGCCGCAGGTTTCGTTCGCGCGGTCAGCGGTGAGAAGTCGGAAGTGACCGATCGCGAGGGCATGAACCGGGCCGTACGTCTCGCCAAGCGGAACACTCATCCCGACATGCCTGGCGGTTCGACGGAGGTCTTCCAGCGCGTCTCGCTCGCCGAGGCGAAGCTGCGTGCCGAAGGTCGATTGTGATCGAGCACCACCACCCCGACGGGGAGCCGACGCCGACCGTCCGCGAGCTCTACGAGCGCAGGGACGGCTCGGCCGAGGTCGCCACCTGGACGGCGGGCACCAAGACCACCCCGGGGAAGCCGAGCACGTATCGGCTACTCCCGAAGGGGCAGGCGGTGATCTCAGAGATTCAGCGCCGCAACGCCGCCGCCACCCTGGCGCGCGGCACAGCACGTGAGGAAGCCGCGGCCGCCGTACGGGCCGCACGAGAACGAGGAGGTAGTGAAGATGGGGGCAAGAGCAAGTCGACGCCGTCATGAAGGTCGCGCGATCCGCAAGCAGCTGCGCGCGCACCGCGAACTGGGCAAGAGATTCACGCAGGTTGGCATTGCGGCAGGGAAGTTTGCACGAGCTTTCACGTACTTCGTGAAGGTGCTGAACACCACCTCGGGGAGCATTGCCTTCGCGCAGCAGCCCGACGGCACCACCCTCATCGGGATCGACCCGGGGGTAGGTCACCCTAGCCAGTCGGGGGTCGAGGCCGTCAGATCGACGCACAGCGTCGCTGAGAAGGTGGACGCCATGGCGGCCCGAATGGGCTTCACTCTCGCGTCCTGGCAGCGCGACCTCGCGGTCGCCACACTGACCGATCAACCCGGGTTGATCGAGGCCCCCAAGGGCGCCGGCAAGGTGAACACGCAGCGCGTCATCGACGGCGTCCGCGCCGACCTCGCCTGGGTCGACGAGGTGCAGTAACCTGATCGCGGGAGTCAGGCCAAAAAGCCCCCCACCGGAGTTGTTACCGGTGGGGGGCTTTTCCGTACCTGGGGTTCAGGCCGCCGAAGGGATCTTCGCCAGCTTCTCCACGTAGCGCCGCGTCTCCGCCGACGTGACCTCGATGCGCGCGAGCGTCGAGCGGCTGGCGTTCACCGCCGACCAGGTGTTGCCCTCCCTGACGGAGTTGTCGAGCGGATCGAGCACGACGAACTTGCCGTCACGGATGTCCCAGATGTTCAGGTCGCAGGCGAACCGGCGCAGGAGCACGGGAAGCTCCGTGGTCGTGGTCGGCACCCACTGGTCGTCGCCGCGGACGATGTCCTTGATCCGGTCGGGGTTGTCCGACTTGATCATGTGGCTGAAGTTGCCGGTGTCGAGGGTGCACTTGTGCACACCGTTGATCAGAAGTGCGAGCATGGTGTCATCCTCCTTGGAGACGGGTCGTGTGGGGTAGAGCTCGCCGCCGCCAGTGCCGGGGCGATCGAAGTCGACAGGCTGGCCGAGGATCTCCTCGGTCCAGCCCAGGTAGGGGCGTCCGATCTGGCGCTCACGCGCGTCGATCGTGGTGATGCCGATGACCCCGTTGTAGGGCCAGTCGGTCGCGACGACCTTGCCGCCGCCGAGAGAGATGACGACGTCGCCGGCAGCGCTCGAGCGCTTCGGGCCCCACCAGACCGGCACGCCGGCGGGAGGGTTGCGGTCGTCGTGGTGCTTGCCGGCCGAGCGCTCCCAGCCGACGGTCGCCGTCGGCGCCGTGGTCGTGGCGCGCGCGCCGACCGCCTTGAACGCGGCCCACACCGCCTCGAGGCAGTGGCCCTTGCGCCACGTGCCGAAGCGCAGCATCGCCTGCGCGGCCGCGTGCCCGTCAACGCCCATCGACGTCGTCCAGATCGTTGTCGGGGATGGGGGACGGCACGGAGCCGATCTCCCCCTCGTCCACGCCGCTCACTTCAGTGCCTTCGTGTCAGGCAGCACAGCGACGACCATGTTCCCGCTCGACGGGTTGATCTCGGCGCGGATGTTCTGCTTCGGGATCGAGCCGAGGTTCAGCCACTTCGTGAGGAACGCGTTCACGGTCGGGATCGCCATGATGCGCGAGACGACGGCGTTCAGCGCGACGGCCTGGATGCCGACGGCGACGAGGAACTCGCTCTCCCACTGCCCGTTCACGATCGCGATGACCTGAGGGGCGAGCGGCAGGATGGTGATGAAGGTCGAGAATGCGGTGCGCAGGGCGCGCTGCGTGCGGAACCAGATCGTCGAGACGTCCTTGATCTCGTCGACGGTGGGGGAGATTTCCGTCATGGGGGTGTGTCCTTCCAGTGTGGGTGCGGTCGAAGCTGAGGATACCCGGTCTTCCGCTTGACGCAGTCGTCGACGTTCGATACGCCCCTCGCGTCGAAGTATCTGCAGCATGACCTCCTTGCCGACGATCATCGTCAGCACGAAGATCATCACCGGGATGCGGACCACCTCCGGTGCACGCTCGCCAGTGATGACGGCGTACAGAATCAGGCCCGTGAACATCACCATGCTCAGGCCGTAGCCGAAGATGATCCAGCCGAGAGGAGACTTCCACCACGGGGTGAAGCCGCCGTAATCGACGGTGAAGATCAGTAGTGCGATCGCGATGGCGAACAGGATCCAGTCGCTCGTCTGCACTGTGGCGGCCCACTCTGGCATGGCTCTAACTCTCTCTCACGGTTTGCATGAAGATCAGCTTGACGTCGCGGCCGAAGCCGTTCTCCTCGTACATGCCCTTGAACTCCGAGAGCACTGACTGCCAGTTTCTCACCGCGACGGCGCCAGTGCGCGCGCGGGTGATGGCCGCCTCGAGATTCTTCTCTGCCCTCTGCTCGGCGCGCTCCGGGTCTTCAGTCGACATGGGGGCTCACCTCCTGGGCTGCCTGGCGGAGCTCCTGGACTACGTGGATCGCCATCTTCGTGACCTCCGTCGACTCGGCGAGCGCCTCCGTTGCGGTCGCCGCCGTCTGCCTGTCGAGCGCCCCAGCCTGTTCTGTCTTCGTGACTGTGGCTTCGAGCACAGCGTACGCCCTGTCCTTCTCTGCGGCCAGGGCGTCGAAGTTCTCGCGCATCTCTTGCGCGCGCAGTGCGTAGTTCGCATCGGCGGTCGAGGTGAACTGCAGCTTGTTCGTGGCGAGGCCCAAGATCCACGGGGCGGGACTGAAGCCCACGACGCCAAGGAGGCCGACGACGACCTGCCACCACTGCAGGTCGAGGAGGTCTACGTTCAGGCTGGGCGACCCGCCGCCGTCGCCGCCACCGCCCACCTCGGCGAGCACTCTGAAGCCGACCATCGCAACGATGAACCAGTCCATCGCACCCCCTCCTCACGCAAAAGGGTGAGCCGAATGGCCCACCCCAGTGCTCGAATTGTATCCGCCCCTGGCCTAATCCAGAGGTGTCGGCTCGTCGCCCCGAGCAGCCGTCTCCTCGGGATCGACCGGCAGATCCGGCAGCGGGACGAGCGTCAGAGCGTACCGCTCCTCGACGCGCGGGACGACCGGGGCGTCAGCCTCGGTGTTCCAGTGGATGAGCGAGTAGATCGCCGTGGTATCGCCGGTGATTTCGACGCCGATCTGTCGGTCGCGAACCTCGCCGTTGTGGCCGCCGTGAAGGCTGGCGATGATCGAGAGAACCTGTGCTGCGGACATGATGCGCTCCTCTAGATGATGGGGTAGTCGAAGTCGATGACGATGGAATCGCCGACGGCCCACGTGAACGGCGCGGATGCGCCGGTATTTGCCTCGCGAGTCCAGATCGGCGTTCCCGCGGCCGCGCTCGTCGTGACCATTGGCCTCGCGTAGACGCGGCTGGAATTGATCAGCACGGTCGCCGGGTAGGACGTCCCTGCTGACGAATCTGTGAAGCGAGCTAGGCCGCCCGAGCGCACTGACCCCGTATACGGGATCGGCGGGTGCTCGAACTGCAGGTCGCCACTCACACTCGACGTCGACCCGAGCGATGCGACGATGCGGCCCGTCAACATGCCGTCGGCCACGCTGTATTGGCCGGTGATCGTGCCGTTCCCGATGGTGATTCCGCTGCCCACTGGGGCGAACGATGTCGTCGGCAGGCTGAGCAGCCGCCAAGCCGTCCACACACCCGTGGCGCCGCGAAGACGCGCCCAGCGCTCGGTGAAGATCTGCGACACAGGCGAGCCAATGCGGTGCGCCAACTGGTAGCGCGTCGTGCTGTCGAGCTCGTACTGCTCGACGATGTAGACCACGCCAGGCGAGGGGTTGTTGAGCGCGCCGGCATCCGTGCGGAACCAGCCGGATCCTGCGGGCTCGTTCGCGTCCGCGACGCTGCCGAGCACCCCTGCCAGCCGCTCCGGGGCGATCCACTGGCGGAGCTCGAGGATCATGAGTCGTTCCTCGACGGTCTTGCCGAGGCCGAGCGCAGTGCGCGGTGTGGGCCCGCCCATCAGGGGGTCACCTCGTCGGAATCAGCGCGCGTGGCCGGGCTCAACGTCACCTTGATATCCTCGCCGTCGGCCGTCTCCGTCACGGTCAGGTGGTCGAGCTTCTGCATCTGGTTCCGCGGCCGCGTGTTGAGCCGTGCCAGCAGCGGGACGCGCGTGCCCGGGACGAGATGCTTCAGCTGCAGCCCCTCGCTGAGGCGGATGCTCGAGTTGTCCGGGACGCGCACCTCGACCGGCACCGGCGAGCGGCCCGAGACGTTGCGTGCGGCCTGAGAGTTCAGCGCGCCCACGGTGGGGGCGTCGGACCCCTCCTCGTTGTAGGCGGGGTAGATCTTCGTCCACGGGCCATAGAAGTCCAGGCCGTCGGGGTTGATCGCCTCGCCATAGGCGCCTTCCATGCCCGCGCTGATCGCGCCCTGCGTGTGATCAGCGCCATACCCGGTGACGATCACGTCGCCATAGAAGTCTGCCTCGGTCAGCGTGCGGGTCTCGCCGATCCAGCGGGACGTGTCCCACAGCACGATGCGGCGGCCGACGGTGGTGTAGTCGATGCCGCCCTGGCGTGCCGCATTCGCGAGCAGCAGGCCGACTGTCGTGGAGAACGCCCGCGTGTACGCCGCGGACTTCGCCTCGTTCGGGAAGTTGCGCACGTCGAGGAAGGGCAGGATGTTCGCCGGCGGCGACAGCGTCTCCCAGCCGGGGACGGCGATCGTGCCACCCCCGACCTTCCGACCAACCCGCGAGTTCGAGAGCTCGTACGCGATGATGTTCGCGATTCGGGTGGTCATCGCGATGACGTTCTTGCGGTTGTCGTAGTCCTTCGTGACAGGCGTCTCGAACAGGTAAGAGCCGACGTCGCGCGCGTTGATCTCGATCCGCGACCCCAGGTCGGAGATGCGGTAGATCGGCCCCTCCCACACGCGCTCCTTGTCGCGGAAGATCACGAGCTCGTGCCGCTTCTCGGACGCCTTGTTGGTGACGCGGCGCTGGATGCCGCAGTTGCGGAAGCCGTCGATCGTGATGTCCGCCTCGGAGACGCCATCGCGGTCGCGGCTCCACTCCACCTTCGACAGGCGCTTCACTTCGCCCAGCGGGGTCATCCCGCCACGGTCGAAGATCATGGCGTGGTGGAGACTGCAGGTGCGGGCGGGCATTACATCATCCTCGTGGTCAGGGCGGCGCCGATGACCACGTTGCCATCGGGTGCGTCCAGGGGGACGTCGAAGCTGACGAGGTAGGCGCTGCCACACGAGAGTACCGGCCAGGAGGCCGGGACGCCGCCAGTGCCGACGAGCAGGTGATCGGCGCTCGCCTCTGCCGCACCGTTCACCGACGCCCAGACCGACTCACTGACGCCATCGAGTGTGATGACCGTGCGCGGGGGGATGTACGTGATGACCTGCTCCGATTCGTAGGTCAGCCCCAGCGCGTCCTGTGGCGCCAGGTTGTCCGGGTTCTGGTAGAACCGGATGCGGACCTGCCGAGCCGCCGCCGTCGCCGTGGTGATCGTGAGAGTCGGCACGACATCCAGCCAGTCGAAGACCTCCTCCTCAGGAATGGCGGCCCAGTATCGGCGCCACGTACCGATGTCGTCGATGCAGCTGGTGATGATGTTTGGTGCCTCAGGCGCCACGGGTACGACCGGGCAATCCGGGTCGAGCAGTGGATCGAACTCTGCCTGCTCGACCTCGCGGCGCAAGGACGCTGACGCCTTCGCTGCGCCTACCCACTCATAGCTGAACTGTGTCGAGTCAGGGGTATCGCCGTCGAAATACGGGTACAGCGACTGAGCCGAGATCATCGCCGCATCCGCCTGCAGCCAGTCGCCACCAACCCACAGTGACCATCCATCACCCACAACATCCTGGATTACGATCGCTGCTCGCCTCGCGCCGACGGGAGACGTCGCAGAGACTGTCAGGCGGGTCCACCTGTCCGTCGGCACGACAGAGACGGTGCCGGTCGACGCGGAAATGTACGTGCCACCCGCGGTCTCCCAGCGGATAACCGCGCGCAAACGCTGCGACTTGCTCGGCCACGCGTAGATTGATCCGACATAGTCGACATTCTCGCCGACCTCTGCCCCCGCGAGAGTCCCGAACTGGAGGCCCGCAGCGTTGGCGTCCGTGAAGAACACGGCACGAGCGCAGTACGCTCCACGAGCGCCACCCGAGGCGCGGAAGACGGCTCCGGTTCCACCCTGATAAGCCGACTGCGCGAATGTGCGCCAGCCTGTCGGGATGACCCCAGTGGCCTCAGTGGTAGACAGTCCCGCGGTGCCCGTCCAGTTGTAGGCGACAATCGGGGTGTTCGGCGTTGCTCCGTCGAAGTAGCTCCCTGGGTCCGTGTTCGGGTTGGGCTGCGTGACGCCGACCCAGTTCGTCCACGGCGACTGGTATTCGCCATACCAGGCCGAGGCACGATATTCGTACCTGACTCCTGGTGTCAGGCCCGAAGTCACAATCGGGCTGGTGGCGCTCTCGAGTGTTGCAATCGGTGTCGTTGTCCCTGCGCGACGACGCTGCAGAGTGAATTTCGTGAAACCGGATGCCCCCCCAGGGGGAGTGATGGCTGCGGAACTGCTCACGCCCGACACTGCCGCCGTCACCGTGAGCCCCGGAGCACCCGCAGGCAATGTTGACTGCGTGCGGGCCGAGCTCGGGACGCTGAGACCCACGCTGTTTCGCGCGAGAACTCTCCACTGGTACGCAGTCCCTGGTGTCAGGCTGGAAACAGTCGCTGTTGTCGTGTTCGCGCCCACGACGACATCGGTCATGTCGGACGGGTTGGAGACGGGCGCATAGCGCAGCACCATCTGCGTGATCAGACGTCCGCCATAGTCGAAGGGTTTCGTCCATGACAACGTCATCGACACTGGCGTGATGTTCGTGGCGGACGGAGTGTTGGGCGCTGCAGGCGTAGACAGCCAGTCCGTCCACGGGGAACGGTAGCCCCCGAAGACCGCGGATGCGCGCCACTCATATCGGGTGGTGGGCGAGAGGCCCGTCGTGTTGATCGGGCTCGATGGAGAATCCGTGGTGGCGACCGACGAGGAGTTTACGATCCGACGCTGCAGTGAGAAGTTCGAGAAGCCGGTAGTCCCCGACGGCACGGTCAGCGACGCCTGAGACGTCGTATCCGTGCGCGTGATGGAGAAGCCAGGAGCGGGTGCACCCGTCGTGCTGGCCTGGCGGGCGGGGCTGGCAGGCCCGTAGCCGACGACGTTGCGCGCATAGACGCGCCAGTAGTATCCGGTTCCCGGCGCGAGGCCGGTGGCGTTGTAGCTGGTGGCGTTCGCCGCGAGCGGGAAGTCGGTGAAGGAGGCGAAGTCTGCAGTGAGCGAGCGGCGCAGCAGGATCTGATTCAGCGGCATGCCGCCGTCGGCGGGGAGCGTCCACGACAGTGTCATGGAGCTCGGGGTGATACTGCTGGCAGACGGCGTTCCCGGCGCAGCAGGCGCGCTTGCGGTGCGCCGAGAGGTGGCTCCACTGGGAAGGCTGTAGCCGACCGCGTTGTGCGCGAAGACGCGCCAGTAGTAGAGCGTGTTGCTCGCGAGCCCCGTGGCGTTGTAGGCGGTCGCGTTGGCGGCGAGGGGGAAGTCGACGTAGCTGCCGAAGTTCGGGTCCGTGGAGCGGCGCAGCAGGATCTGGTCGTACGGAGACCCTCCGTCGCCAGCGAGAGTCCACGCCACTCGCATCGAGTTGTTGGTGACGTTCGAGAAGGTGGCCGGCGTTGGCGCGTTGGGGACTCGGGCGCGGTTCACCGTGCCGTAGATTGTGCCGCCAGTGCCGAAGCCTCGCGTGCCCGTGTCGCCGATCGAGAACATGACCGTCTGGCTGCCGTTCGCCGCGCCGGGGCCAGCGATCACGCGAGAGCCGCCACCAGCCGGCCAGGTGAACTTGCCGCTGTCGTTCACGCCGTTCAGCGTGAGAGCCCAGTCCTTGCCGGGGCTCTGGATGTTCGTCGAGCCGTCAGACTGATCCAGCCCGTAGCGGATGTTGACGCCGTCGTCGTCGATCCACATCGTGCCGGTGGCGCCAATGCGCGCTTCCGCGATCCTGACCATCAGAGGGTTCCCTTCGGAGTCACGGGATGCTCACCTGTAGGGCATCGGCAAAGAGTCGGATATCTGAGTTCTGCCCAGGAGTGGCTGCCGATGTCCAGGTGACTCGTGCAGACGCACTGACGCGAACGATGGTCGCGGCGTCTGGAACGGCGAGGCCGACCAAAGAGCTTGCGCTGCCGGCAATGTCGCTCGCAGATGTCGCGGAACCGAAAACGGTGGTCGCGCCGATCGCAGTGCCCCCGTTGAGGAATAGGTACCGTGCATTGACGTTCTGGATCAGCGTGTTCGGGCTTGTTCCCGCTGCCTGGATTGCCGCGGCCCACAAATTCAGTGAGATGCGGCGCGAAGTTCCTGCAGGAATGGCGACGTCCTGGAACGCAATGATCTCCGAGACTGCCGCCAGGACGTACGTCGTCCCCCCGTCCCCCAGTAGGCGAACCCGGTAGCTGGCCGACCCCACGGCCGCGAGCTCCGTGCTTCGACCGCTGGTCAAGAACGCGGTGGGCGACGGTCCCGACTGCGAGGAGTTCGTTGTTGACCAACCCGTCGCCGACGCCTCGACGCTCGGGTTCGCCGACAGGTTCGTCGCCACGACGATGCTCCCGGCGCCGAGCTCAGCGCTGGGGTACGGCACGCGGTTGAATGGAGTGTCCTCCATGACCGTCGGCAGCGACGGGGCCAGGGTCAGCTGCTTCAGCTTTCCGTACACCCATGCGCGCTCCGACGAGATCGTGAACTCGACCGTGCGCCCGACGAACTCGCCGTCGAAGGCGAGTTCCTGCACGGTCAGCGGGCCCGAGATGGCGACGTCATGGACGTAGCGGCGGAGCCCGTCGACGTAGGCGCTGTACTCCTCGAGCAAGACCCCCGGGTCGCGCGGGATCGGGCACGTCGCCAGAAACTCGGCATCCGTCATGTCGCAGGCGTCAGCGTGCTGTCCGCAGCCGCCGTCGAAGACCGAGCTCAACCACTGGGAGCCGTAGTCGAGAGCGTCGTCGCCGCTGGCGAGGAGCGTGGCGGTGACGCGGAGTGAGCGCATCCCCTTGCGCGAGCGCCCGTTCGTGCCGCCGTTGGTAACGCCTTCCATGCGCGAGAACGTACGCGTCGAGTCGGCGACCCCCGTGATGGTCAGACCGACAGCGCCGTAGAAGCGCCCCGACAGATCGGCGAGGGAGCGGTCGTACCAGGGTGCCGTCGCGATGTTGCCATGGACGTACGGCTCACTGGCGAGCGCATCGCGGAGCCCCTCGCAGACGTCCGCGCTGACCACGTAGGAGGGGCAGCCGGCCGAGGTGGCATAGCCACGAGCCCGTTCGGTGTTGACGACTTCGACGCCCCCCACAGAGAGGAAACCCTCGTACGTCATGCCGGCTCCTAGCTTGAGATCTTCTCCGCAACCACGTCCAGCACATCATAGGCTGTCTGCCGAGGATCGTCGGCTGCTTCGACCACGATAGCGCCTGCCTCGAAAATGACGGTACGACTGGTGCCGCCGCCGACCACTCCACCTGCTGCCATCGGCGGGAGCGCCAGCCCCTGTGCGATCGCCGACAGTTCGCGCACCGACGGGTCGACCTGGTTGAGCGGACGGTTCAGCGGGACGACAGCCTCCGGGCCAGCCTCGCCGATGATGCGAGCCTGGGCGCCGTAGAAGGTTCCACCCGTCGCGGTCTTGGGAAGGGTCTCCCCCACCTGCCGGTAGTAGGTCGTGACCGTGGTGCTCCACGATGTAGGGATGTCGCGGATCTGGTTCTCGTAGGCGCGGGCGTTGTCCCACGCCGATGACAGGCCCGGCGTGTTCACCTGCGTGTTCACGGTGGGCACGATCAGACCGAGGTTGTCGGCGTAGTCTTCGGCCGCCTGACCGGTGATGCCGAAGGTGCCGATCTGCTCGATGAGGTTGTCGCGTCCGCGCTGGATGACAGCGTTGGCGTCTTCCTGCCTGCCCGTCTGCTTCAGGGTCTTGTCGGAGAGGTCGAGGGTGGCCTGCGCCAGGTCGTCGATCGCGCGCTCGTTGTTGCGGCCCTGCTCGGTGCCGATGTCGAGGGTGTTGCCGTTCGTCGCGATCGACTCCGTGAGGTCGTCGACCGCCTGCTCGAACTGACGTGACGCATCGCGCGCGCTGAGGTTCTTGTCGGCGAAGTTGCGGATCCTGTCGGACATCTGCTCGGTGGTGCTGATCAGCACCGTGCCCTGTCCGATCATCCCCGACATGGCGCCCGTCAGCTGATCCGTCGATCCCTTGGCCTGGCCGTGGACGTAGGACAGCAGCTGCTCCTCTGTCGTGAAGTTGCCCGTGGCGGCCGCAGCTTCCTGGACGGCCGTCTTGAATGGCCCCATCCGGTCGAGAAGCTGCTGCTGCTGCGCACTCGACAGGTTCTGCGACTCGGCCAGGAGCATGAACTGCTCTGCGGCTGCCGGAAGGTCGGTGGCCGCGAGCTCGGCGAAACTCTCGCCGAGCCCGTTGATCAGGGTGAGCGTACCCTCGGCGGCGGGGGCGATCGGGTCGAAGAAATTCGCGGCGTTGTCCGCGCCCTCCTGGAGAGCGAACGACAGATTGTCGAGAGCACCCTTCGCCTCGTTGAGACCATCCCCCACACCCTGCGCCTTGAGTGCAACCTGGAAGACCTCGGCGGCGCTGGTTGCGTTCGCCAGCTGGGCGGTCGTCTCCGACAAGGGGGGCAGGATCTCCTTTGCCAGCGAGTCCGCGAGAGCGTTGACGCCGTCGACGGCGAGATAGGCACCGGTCGCGATGAGGCCCAGTGCGCCTGCCTTGCCGGCGAAGCCCTGGATCGCGGTCGTGGCCTTGCCTGTCGCGGAGGCGACGCGGCCGGCGCCGACCACGAACAGGTCGAGGGCGCCGAGAGCGCCCGCGACTCCCTGCGCCCCCTTCAGCACGACGAACGCTGTAGCCAGCCCGAGCACTGCGGTGGAGGCCGCCTGGATGACTCCGGGCGGGAGAGCGCCGATCAGATCGGCGAGAGACTGCGCCAGGGGGGCCGCGAGCCTGGCAGCGATGCCGAGCCCGTCGGCGAGAGTGCCGATCAGGATCGACGCGACGTCGTTGAACTCGTCGGCCAGTTCGCCCATCGGCTCGGCGAGCGGCTCGAACGCCTGACCCAGATCGTTGAGCGCCTGCGCGGCGAGCCCGAAGACGTCGAGCCGACCGAGGATGTCGAGGAGCTCGGACAGGTTCGGCATGAAGCCGGTCAGGTTGTCCATGAACTCCTGCGTACGCACCACGGCGGCGGGAGTGACGAGATCGTTGAGCGCCCTCCCCGTTGCGTCGAGCAAGTCGCCGAAAACGGTGAACGTCTGAGACGAGCGCGCGATCCAATCGTCGAAGCCGCTCGACCTGGTGAAGGCGTCGAAGCGGGTGCCGAGAGTCTCGACGTAGCCGATCAGCTGCTGCGTCAGCGGGTTCGCCTGGTTGAGGCCGCGCAGCAGGCCGACTGACCAGATGCCCGCGGCGTCCGCGAGACGCGGGAAGTTCTGTGCCGAAAGGTCGATCATGCGGTTGAGCTCGGAGAAGCCGGGGGTGCCGACCCGCAGGCCGTCCGCGAGGTCGTCGAAGACGTTGCCGATCGCGGTGCCCAGTCGACCGAACACCGGGTTGAGGCCCTGGACTGTGCCCTGCAGCTTCGCGAAGGTGTCGGGCATCTGTCGGATCGCCGAGGAGGCGATGACGTCTCGGACGCCGACGAGCTCGCGGCCGAGGCCCTTGAACTGCGTGGCCGTGCGCTGGAGCTCCGGGGGGAGCTCGCTTATGTCCTTCGAGAGCACGGAGAATACGGCCGCGGCGCCGCCCGCCCCGGCGATCGCCGTCGTGAGTGCGCCCCCGACGGAGAAGAGCCCGGCTCCTGCAGCAGAGGAGAGCACGGACAGATCCTGCATGCCGGCCAGGACGGCTCCGATGATGAGCGTCCACTGCTTCGTGTTGTGGCTGAGGTCGCCCCACCGGGAGCTCAGCCCGCGGACACTGGCGTCCCCTTCGTCGAGGGAGTCCCACAGGTCGCGCGCCTTGTTCCGAGCGGAGTCGAAGCTGGTGCCCGCCTTCGTGCGGATGGTCTCACCCAGGTTCGCCATGCTGTCGTTCAGCTGCAGCGCCTTCAGTCGGCTGCGCTCGAAGCCGTTGTAGAGGTTGTACTCGAGCGATTCACCCAGTCGGGCGACCTCGCCGCGGGTGTCCTGCGACATCTTGCGGAACTCGCTCGACCAGTCGAAGTCGAACATATCCCGGAAGCTGTCACGGGTGTCCTTCGACATCTTGCGGAACTCGCCCGACGTGCTCGCGGAGAACCGTTCGATTTGCGCACGGTTGCGGTCGAGCACGCGACCGTCCAGCTGGAGCCCGGACGACATGATGCGGGATGCCTTGTCGGCGGCGAGACGCATGCGGGGGGTGAGTTCGCGATCGAAGCGATCTCCGAACTCACCCCCGGCCTTGTCGCCCTCGGCGCCGATCTTCTCACCCAGAGCGCGGGACTCACGTACAGCGGTACGACCGTCGAGGCCGGCGATGAAATCGACCCGACCGACTGTCTCCGCCATGCTGGCTCCTAGTCGTCCCTCATCGCGTCGTCGAACTTCTCGGCCTGACGCTGATAGATCGCCGCCTTTGCGGCTGGCGTATTCGACCAGTATGGACTATCAAGCCACTCGATCCAACGCTCCACCTTGGCGGGGCCGTCTTCGACGCGGGCGAGCCGCTCGACATACCAGGTGTAGACGTAGTTCAGGAACTGCCGGAGACTCAGGTCTCGGAAAGGGTCGACCCCTTGCCCGGCGAGCGCCCCGTCGATCGCTTCGAAGTGGACGACTGCGACGTCGACGAGCCGTTTGGCTCGTCCGTAGGGTTTCCCGAGGCGAGCGAGATGATCGTGTCTACGATGCCCTGCGGGTTCTGCTCATCACCGCCCCAAACGACCCCGAAGGTGATGGCGTCCTGTGCCAGCATCTTGCGGATGAGGCGGCCGCGCCCCTTCTCGACGATGCTCTCGATGTAGCCCAGGACTCCCGCATAGAAGTCCGGGCCGTTGTCTGCGAGGGCCGCCAGGAGCACTGCACCCTGAGCGGCTGACGGCTTCTCTCGAACGATGAAGTCCTGGCCGAGTAGCGAGAACTCGAACCACGGCTCCTGCTTGGCGAGCGCAGCACGCTGCTCCTCGTTCAGCTGCTCTTTGGCAGCGACCTGAAACGCCATTTTCGCCACGGCGCACATCCTTCCGTTAGGTGTATAGCGGAAAGACTACACTCAGATGACCTGGCGGGCAGCCTGTTCGAGCCACGGCTGCGAACGCTGACCGCGACTACGGCGGATGACCCGGCGGCCCGACCCGAAGAAGCCAGGGGCATGTCCGTCCGCCGGGATGGACATGCGGCGAATGATCATGCCGCGGCCACCCGGCCCGTGAATACCGGTGCCCTGGTGGACGTACGCGGCGTACGGTGCTGCAGCCTCGACGCGCCACCCAGACTGGAAGCGACCCCCCCGGCCGCGCTCCTGCACTGTGCGGTGGCTGGCGGCGAGGCGCCCCGTCCGTCGGGGGGCGATGATGATCGCCCGATGCTTGATCGCATCGGCCTTGGACTTCAGCCAGCGGTTCCCGTCGCCGGTCTGGATGAGAGCCGCCCACCGGTTCTCGTAGATCGTGACCTTGTAGGCCATGTCAGACCTCGATGTCTTCCCGGACGATGATGGGCCACTCGCCGCCGACGACGCCACCCTCGCTCGGGATCGGGGTGAAGACGCCCATGACGACCTTCACGTTCCTGAACGAGCGCATGAAGCAGCACTGGATCGCCTGGCGGATCGCCTTCATGTCGCTGAGTGCGCGCAGTGTGATGCGCTCGAGCTCCTCGGGGGAAATCGGGCCACCATCCTCCTCGCCGATGGGTGTGCAGCGGAGCACGCCGACGGAGATGTTGTACGCCATGACCGCGTTGCAGGTCGGGTACTGGAGGGGCTCGGGGAAGCGCTCTGTCTGGTAGGCCCCAGTCAGGCTCACGTACGCGGCGCCGCAGGACGCCTCTCCGTCGCCGTCCTCGCACTCGCCGACGTACTCGACGGGAGTGTCGGGGCCGACGAGGATGCCGCAGAAGCATGGCGACCCGTCCCCGAGTGCCGCACACAGGCAGGCGTTGAGTTCGGCGAGGATCGGGTAGATCCGCAGGTCTTCGGTGATGTCGACGCCAGCCATCAGAAGCTCCGGTACGAGGTGTGGCGGGGGCGGCGCCCCGCGTCGGGAGAGATGACGCGGGGACGTGACTTCACGCGGTACGGGTTCAGGATGTTGATCAAGGCATCCGCTTCCGGCAGCCCCGTCAGGCCGTTCTCAAACAGCGTGGTGTCGATCTCGTAGGTCGCCGACCCGCGGGTGACCGTCTTCAGCTTCCGGGGGAAACGGCAGTCCTTCCCGGAGCCGCGGCACAGCTTGAAATACTCGGCCGCGAGCGCGCCGGCTGCCGAGCGCGTGAGCTCGTTCGGCGGCATGCCGCGGTAGTAGGTCACGACGAAGGTGCCCTCCGTGCCCGGCGCGGCGTAGATGTCCTGCGCGAGCGGCCAGAGCAGGTCGGGGTCGGTGGAGACGAGGATGTTCCCGTTGTCGACGCGGTAGCGCGACGGGTCGATCACCTGCGTGCCGATCTGGATCTTCTCGATCGCCCCGACCGGGCCCGGGAGGATCAGGTCACGCCGGTCGCTGCAGCCACAGCCAGTGGGGCCGCAGCCGCAGGCGTTCACCCAGGTGCCGCCGGTGACGTACGGGGTGAAGGTGCCGCCGATGGTGCGCAGCGGGAGCGCGGACGTATGACCGCCACCCACGACGGCCGACATCCATGAGCCCGCCGGGGCGCACCGCGACGCGACGGGGCGGATCTCCTCCGGGCACACGCCCAGCTGGTAGGCGGTGAGCGCGGCGAGGGAGTACCAGGCGCGCGCCTCCGCGAGCTTCATCTGGCGGAGTGTCTCCGGGTCGTTGCGCATCTCGTCCAGCTTCTGCTGGTCGAATGCGCAGCCCCAGTCAGTGTCGCTCGGGTAGCAGATCATGGTCTTCCTCTCCCCCCGAAGGATACCCGGTCAGCGGACCGGCGTCACGACGTTCGGGTTCGCGATCATCATCAGGTCGGCGCCGCGCGCGAGCGCCGTGTTGTAGCCGGCCTGGTCGGGGATGACCGCGGCCCAGACCGGCTTGCCAAAGCTGTTGATCGTGTCGTAGGACGCCTGGTCGGCGTCGTAGCGGATGCCGAGGAGATCCCACCGGTCGACTCCATACTGGGTCGTCAGCTTCTCGACCTCGGTGCCCCAGTAGTTCATCGTGACGTAGCCCTTCAGCTTCGCCTGATCGACGAGCAGGGTGGACCCCGTCGGAGAGTCGAACTTCACGATGATCCGGTTCGGGCCGCCGAGGGCGTCGCAGATCTCGAGCATGCGTGCCACCTTGGTCGGGGTGTTGAACCCGTACTTGGGGTCGACCATCACGACCTGGTGAGGCGCGTACTTCGCCAGCATCTCCTCGAGGCGGTAGAACGGCTGCGTCACGCCCGACACGATCGGACGCAGCACGTTGCGGTACGTGGACGAGAGCGTTGCCCAGTCCATCGACGTCGGCAGGACGCCGCCGGAGACGCCGGCCGCGCGGTCCAGGGTCTCGTCGCCGAGGCCGAAGGGCACTAGATCGCTCGTCCACCCGAGGGAGATCTCGAGCGGGTCGAAGCGCCGATAGACGCAGCGATCGTAGGAGATCTCCGCGTACTCCGGGTTCACCAGCGAGCCGCCGCGGTGACTGGCGGTGGCGCCCGCCTTCGCCAGGAATGCCTCGACGTCGGCGTGCCCCGGCAGCCAGATCGCCGCGCGCGTGGGCGCCTTCCGGGTGGCGCCGCCGTCGAGGTACGAGAGCTTCGCGGCCGCCCCGTTCCCCTCTTTGACCGGCACGCCGATCGGCCCCGTGGATGCAGGCAGGTCGCGCAGCACCGCGCTGACCGCGCGCGGGTTGGAGGTACCGTCGGGCCATGTCAGCGACTTCGCCGGCTGCGAGAGTGAGCCGCCCGCGGGCACCTCGAGGTAGCCGACCCAGATCGCCGTGCGCGAGCCTGCGGTGGAGTTGTCGAGCGTGTTCTGCAGGTTCGTGAGCTCGGTCATGGCCGGCTTCACCGAGGGCACGTGAGAGCGCGGCGTCGTGCGCTGATCGTTCCACATGCCGATGTAGATGTACGGCGCACCCTCGGTCGTGAACGCCTCGAGTTCTCCGCTCGAATACTTCGGCGACGTGTTCACGAGGTGGTCGAGATCCACGCCGCGACGGACGATGGAGAACCCGACGCCTCGGCCCGCGCCGAAGCCGCTGAACGTGAAGGTCGCCGGCACGGCCGCCGGATCGGTGACGACGTAGCGGAACAGGCCCAGCGCGCGGTCGTTGAGGGCGTTCGGCCCTCCCATGCGCACGACGCCCGGGTCCAGGGTGATCGGTGTCGTCCCCGTAATCGTGCCCTGCTCGCCCAGGCCGATGATGATGACGTCGCCCGCCTGGTACGCGACGGCGGGGCGCGGGACCACCGCCGTCGCCCCCGAGGCAGACCCGTACGGAGTGACGGCCCCTCCGCCGACCCATGCGCCCACGGTCAGGCCGTTGCTTCGATGACGAGCGTGTACGGCGGGGTGCCCACGGGGACCGTGCCGCCGAACGGGATGAACACGGCCTGCACGGTGCCGACCTCGTTGAGCGCGTCGACGATGCTGGCCTTCGGGATCGCGTTGGTCGCCGTGGTCTGCGCGGCTCCCGCGGCAGCTGCTGCGCCGGTCGCTGTGGTGAACGCGTTGTTGGCGTCGCCGGCCACCATGCTGACGGTGCCCTGCAGCGTCGTGACCGTGCCCTGCAGCGAGGTGAGGTCGGCGGCCGCCGCCTTCGTCGCCACCACGGTCTCGAGAGCCTCGAAGGAGGCCAGGGATGCGGCCGCGTAGGCGTCGAAGTCTGTCGTCGAGAGCGCGCCGACATCGACGGCAGAGAGTACGACGACTCCGGTCTTCCCGTTCACCGTGGTGATCGGCGCCGTCGGGTAGCCCATCTCGGTCCACGACGACAGCTGCGTGGGCGTCGTGCCCGTGATGAGCCAGACTGTGCCGAGATCGGTTCGGATCGTCCAGTCGCCGCGCTGTCCGGTCTTCGCCAGCATCGCGGCCTGGTTCGACGACGTGTCGAGGAACTCGGTGACCGCGAGGGCGGGCAGCTGGGCGTCCAGCAGCTTCCCGTCGGGCCCGAGGGTCGCCACGCCGTTGTTCGCGCCGCGCTGGGACGTGTCGATCTTGCCGGCCAGGCCCGCGGTGAGCGCGGCCTGGTCAGCCTTCAGCCCCAGCTGCGTGTCGACGTACGTCTTCTCAGCCTTGAGGCCCACGGTGACCTCGAGCGCGTTGACGAACGCGCGGAGGCCGCCGATGAAGTTCACCACCAGTGGCGTATACCAGGGGTCGGTGTTCTCGGCGGGGAGGTTCTCGTTGAACGGCATGGCCGGCTCCTACTCGGATGAATGATGGGACGGGAAAGCCCCGCCGGAGCGTAGGGCTCAGGCGGGGCCGTGTCCTAGTGGCCCATGACCCAGAGGGCCATGCCCGAGCCCTACACCGGGGCTCAGGTGAAAGGGATGACGACCGGAGTCGTGACCCAGGTGAGCCCGTTCGAGGAGGCGCGCGCCGTGTAGGTGCCGTTCACCGCGTACGAGTGGGTGGAGCCGTCGGTGCCGTCGGCGATGTAGTCCCACTGGCCGTCGCCGAAGTCGATCCACACCGGGCCGTCCGCCGTGCCGCCCGTGAAGGCGAACTCCGCCTCCGTCGGGCCTGCGCCCTCCGTCGCGACCAGTGCGGTGATTGCCGTGGTCGACGGGTCGAGCACCGGACGCGTGCCGTAGAACGCCTCCGGGGGAGCGACCTCGACCCAGATCAGCAGCTTGTGATCCTTCGCGAGCAGCGGCGTGTTCAGCGGTGCCGGCTGGTTGGCCGCGCCGAGCATGACGTTGTACGGGCCGACGCCCCACGCGTTGCCATCCTCGGTGGTGGCACCCTGGATGGTGAAGCTGATCGCACCGTTCTCGACCGAGTAGTCCCCGAGGAGACCACCCTTCAGGAACGGAGCCAGGAAGTAGCCCCAGCGACCCGCGGCGTTCGGGTTGGTGCACCCGTCCTCCGAGGGCGGGGACCCCGTCCAGACCTCGAGCGCGAAGCCACGGTCGCCGAGGTCGACGTCCGTATTGATCGCGAAACCGACCGCGTCGCCGTTGGCGTCGAGGTAGACCCGCTGACCGGTGATCAGCGAGAACAGTTCCGGGTCAACCTCGCAGAAGGTGATCGTGACGGTGTAGCCGGTGAGTGTCGTCTTCGCGCGGCGGTAGATGCAGCGCTGGCCGCGCGCATTATCCTGGGCGATCTCGGCGATGTCGGTCGTGTTCGCCGTCCATGCCACCGAGATGAAGCCCTCGGAGACGGCCTGCGACGACTCGCCGTAGACCACTCGACCGCAGGCGTCGACCGAGGTCGCACGGATCGTGTGACCCTCCATCGACTTTCCGGGCTTGGATACCATGTTCCGCTCCTATTCTGTGCTCGGGGTCGATTACTCGGCGGCCGGAGTCTGGGGGGTGCGCGCCGTCTCGAGCAGGGCGATCTTGTCGGCCTTGTTCGTGTTGGCGGGGAACTCGACCTTGGGGTCGAGCGTGTTCGCGTACGCGTCGATCTCGTCGTGCGTGTTGTCGGCGCTGACCGGGAGAGGCTCCTTCTCCTCGGCAGCCTTCTCGGCGGCTTCCTTCTCCTCGGCAGCCCTGTCGGCGGCTTCCTTCTCCTCGGCAGCCTTGTCGGCGGCCTCCTTCTCCTCGGCAGCCTTGTCGGCGGCCTCCTTGGCGGCAGCCTCAGCTTCCTCCTCCTCGACCGTCTTCTCGGCCGGGGTGGACTCGTCCTCGGTCTCGTCGTCCTCGTCGTCGGTGTCGACGCCGAGGTTCTCGAGGTAGCGGTCAGCCACGTCCTCGTAGACGTGGTAGCCGCCGGAGACGGTGCGGACGCTCAGGTCGCGATCGGCGCCGACCTCCTCAGCCGCGGTGAGCAGCTGCAGCGCGACGTTCTCGCCGCGACGACGAGGGATGAAGACGCTGCCTTCGGGAATGCGTGCAGGGGACATGATCTCTCCTTATGAGGTTGCGGACTTGACGCGGAAGTCGCAGTCGACCGTGAGGGCGAACTGCGTCTCCGCCATCGCGAAGTGGTTGTTGGTCGAAAAATCGGTGGCTTCGTACTCGTTGACGCCGTTGTTCACGATGCCGATGCGGCCGGTGCCGTACACCTCGCCGGGGGCGATGCGCCCCGACGCGAGGACGGGCGTGCCGTTGATCGTCTGAGGGACACCGTCGACCAGCTTGAGGACACCCGCGGCGTCCGCCATGACGGCGTCGAAGCGGCTCATCGCGATGGTGCCGCGGCCGATGTACTTGTCGTCGAGCTCCTGCTCCACCGTGGCGACAGCCCCGGCGACGGACGTGCCCGAAGCGAGTGCGGTGCCACCGTCAGCCCAGACGCCGAAGACCTCCTCGAGCGCGCGATCCTGGCCGGCGGCCAGCTGCTCGCGTGCTCGACGGAGGAAGTCCGCCAGATCCGAATTGATGAAGCAGCGCACGCCAGCGACGAGCGTGAATGGCTCGCCGATCGCGTTGGCGACCTCGATGCCACTGGCCGTCTTGTCCGGGGGCGGCGTCTCGGCGAAGCAGCGGAGCACCTCGGTGTACGGGAACTCACACCCCTCCGCCTGGTAGACGACGTCCGGGCCGATGCCGAGGCGAGCGTCGGTGATGACGTCCGCGACCGACATGATGCCGCCCAGCCGCGCGATGCGAGCCGGTGCGGCGATGGTCAGAGTTGCTCCGGCCATTGTGCCCACCTCCTAACGGAGTCGAACCGGGAGGCTACTGGGCCAGCAGCCTCCCGGTTGGGACTTACGGGGTGACGAGTGCGTCGTTCGCCAGGTCGCCGATGATCGCAGCGCCGGTGACGCCGAATCGGTTCGGCAGGGCCACCGTGACCTTGACGCCCTCGGCGCCGGTGTTCACGATGTTGAACCCCTCCTCGAAGAACGCAGCGAGGAACTGGTTCTTGGTGAGGTTGTCCTGGTCGTACACGGTGTCGAGGTCGATGACATCCTCGGCGAGACGGACGTACGAGCCTGCCGGGTAGAGCATGAACTCCACCTTGGTCGGCATCGTCGTCCAGCCAGCCGTGCCGCCCTCGACCGTGACCGCACCAGCGTTGATCGGCTGGTAGTCGCGGACGAACTCGGGGCTGATCTGACGCTCCGAGAACCAGCCGTCGATCTGGCGGTCGCTGACCGACAGCATGTCGACGCCGGTGCGGCGGGACAGGTCCGAGCGGACGATCATGCGTGCCCACAGCGGGAACTTGCCCTCGACGGTGGCACGGAGGCCCATGCTGTACTGCTCGCGGATCCGCATGGCGCCGAGCTCGATCGCGTCCAGGAAGTCCGCGGTGGCCGACGGCACTGCGCCGACCGACGCGAGCGTCATGGTCTGGGTGATCAGCGCGCGGGTGCGGTCGATCGTGAGCTTGTTCATGCGACGTGCATGCACGATCAGGGCGAGCGCGAGGTAGCGGCGCAGGAGCTCCGGGTACGTCGTGTTCGTCAGGAGGCCCGCGCGGAGCGCCCAGCCGACGGCGTCCATGCGGACCTCGTCCCAGTCGGGGCACTCGATGTCGAAGACCGGCTTGGTGAAGCTGCCAGCCTCGGCCTGAGCCTCGGTCATGACCCAGCCCAGGTCGGTGTCGATGAGCAGGTCACCCAGCTGCGGGCCCTTGGTGAACTGGATGCCACCGCGGGGTGCGCCGATCTCCGGCATGGTCATGAGACCCTCGGCCGTCTCGAGCTCGAGGAAGCCGAAGATGATCTCCGACGGGGCGCACCAGCCACCGGCCGCGGTGAGGGAGCTGCCCTTCAGGCGACCCTCCGATGCGGCCTTCATGATGACGTCCCACGCGCCCTGCATGCTCATCCCCTTGGTGAGGTTGAACGCGTTGCCGGGCTTCTGCAGGCGGGCCACGCTGTAGCGGTCGGCGTTGTCGGTGAGGCCCGACCGGGTGCGCGACTGACGCGACAGCATCTTGCGGCCCGACATGCGGCGCTGACCGCTCTCGATGCGGCTCGCGAAGGTCTTGCCACGCTTCGCGAACGCCTCGGCCAGCTGGTCGAAGTCGAGGGACTCGCCCGACGAGAAGCCACCGATGTTGGCCGCCGCGGTGATCGAGAGCGCCTTGCCCTTCGCCTGCTCGAGGATGCGAGCCACGTCGCGCTCGGCCTCGTTGCGGCCGGGGACGATGTTCTTGTCGGCGACACGCTGCGTGAAGGTGCGACCCGCGGGGGCTGCACCGCCAGCGGCGGATGCGACGATGAGCTCGCGCTTCTCAGCGTCGGCACCCTCGGCGTCCGCGTCGGCATCTGCACCCTCGGCGTCCGCGTCTGCGGCGTCAGCGTCGGCGTCGGCACCCTCGGTGCCGGCGTCATCCTTGCCGAGGTCGGCGAGCTTGGCGCGAGCGGCGGCCAGCTGTGCGGCGGTGGCCTCGGAGCCCTCGAGCTCGGTGACGCGGTCGCTGAGCGTGCCGACGTTGTCGATGAGGGCGATGAGCTCGGTGGTCTGCTCTGCCGTGATCACGTCGTCGGCGAGAGCGTTGAGCTCGTTCGCCGCTGCGACGGCCGCGGCGCGAAGTTCGGTGATCTCAGGAAGGGAGAGACCGTCCAGGGTCTCGGGCATCGTGAACACGAGAGTTCTCCTTGTGCGTAGGAATGGGAAATGCGGGGGAGTTCCGAGTGGTTGGGATCTCTACCCTGCTCCTGCGTCTACGACACCTTGGAGATACAGCTTCTGGGGATGAGTATGCACTCATCCCCAGAGTTCTGTCAAACGGACACGGCTTCCGGGTCGTAGACGTTGCCCTGCGGGTCGTACAGCGTCGACCCGGGGACGGCCTGCGCCTTCGCCTTGGCGGCGATGTCCGACGAGTACGTCTTCACGGTTCCGGTCGGCAGCTTCACCTTCCACAGCTGCACCGCGTTGCTTCCAGACTTCCGGCATCCACACATATCTCAGCCCTCCAGGATCTTGTTGAGCGCCGCGCGGGCGCCCGCGAGACGGTAGGCGGTGGCGGCCGCGCGTGCGGCTGCCAGACGTTCTGCGTTCTCCTGCTGCGCGCGCTGCTCGCTCTGCAGGTGAAAGACCTGCTCAGCGGCGGCGAGCGCGATGCCGGCGACGTCGTCGCGACTCAGCGAGATCGCCGCCGCGTCGATGGTGACGGGGGCGATGTCGCCCTGACCCTTCTCGAGCGCGAACGCGCCGATCGCGGCGGACGCCGCCAGCTGGAAGCCGTCGGTGTTGACGCAGACGAGGCCGACCATCTCGTAGTCGTTCGCCCGACCCGACCAGTTCCGCCAGTCGCCGGAGACGCGACCGATCGCGCGCATCTCGTCCATGTCCGCCTCGGTGGCCCAGGGCACGAACACCCCGGCGTACCAGATGCCGTGAGCGTCCTGCCCGATGTTGATATAGCAGCGGACGGCACTGGTCTGATCGTAGTGTGCCGTCGCGGCGGCCGCGCTGGCGTACTCCGATGCATGCCCGATGCCGTATGTGATCAGGCCGACGCGCTGCTCACCCTGGTCGGTGTCGACGAGCCCCTTGCGGAAGTACGAGTAGTCCGTGGCGGACTCCGGCGGCTCCTGGCAGACGCCTGCGATGCCGATATGGCAGGTGCCCCACTGTGCTGCGTAGCCGCGGATCGTGCGAGCCTGCTTGTCGATCTGCATGGCGAACGCGCGACCCTCCTGCGGCGCCTCGAACGCCGACGCGGGGTAGACCGTGCTGACGTCGAGCCCGGAGGCGGACGCCATGACGGCCAGCGGCACCGGAGTGCGCTCGGCGCCGGATGCCGCGAGGGAGTGCCCCTTGTCGCCGCGCTTCCGGCCCGGCCAGACGCCGAGCACCTCCTTGTGCATGTTCGCGCACAGGCCCGCGAGCCAGTCGGGGTTCTGGACGTACTTCGCCAGCTGCGCGCGGCAGCGGTTGAAATCGCCGGGGGTGCCCCACCCGATCTTCGCGGCGCCCTTGCCCGTCGTCCAGTACCGACGGATGCGGCTCGTAGCGACAGGGTGCGTGATCCAGCCGGGGCCGTCCTTCGTGCCCGGAGCGAAGCCGGCGGACGCGACGAGACCACGCTCGCGCACGAACTCGCTCTGCTCCTCGACGTCCATGAGGTCGTAGGCGGTGACCTCCTCGGGGGTGAGGGAGCCCAGGTCGACGACATCCCAGGTGGCGATGTCGTCGAGCAGGCCAGCCGACGCGACGAGGCGGGTGCGGCATCCGCAGTCCTCGAGCGCGGCGGCCGCAGTGATGATCTGCTCCTCGGTGAGCTCATCCTCGAACTCGTGGCCGAGCGCGGTGTACCCCTGCTCGAATGCGCCGGTGGGCACCATGTCGAAGCGGCGGATTTGTGCCTTCGAGAACCAGGTCGTCGGCTGCGTGCCGTCGCCGACGAAGGTATCGAGGAGGGCCTCGATGTCGTACTCCTCGTCGGTGACGATGGCGGGCACCTCGTCGGTTCCGGTGCGCTTTGCGGACTCGCGATCGGCGAGAATGCGCTGACGCATCTCCTCGCGCTCGTCGGTGACATCCACGGTGACCGAATCGACGATCACGGACAGGCCGGTGTACGAACCATCGACGATCGACTCGATCGCGCGGGCGCCGTACTCCTTGCCGGGCATGATGACGCCCCACCAGCGGATCTCGAAGACGCCGTCGCCGTGCTGCGGCGCCGGGACGCGCTCATACCGGTCGATTCGACCGACGATCGCGACGTGGGAGGTATCCGCGCCGTGCCCGGAGACGTATTCGTACCCGAGGGGCTGCGGCATGGGGCCGAAAGACAGTGCTTCGCTGCGGAAGCCGCGTCCGTCGCCGGTCGCCTTGCCTTCGAGGGTCGCGACGCCGTGGACGGGGATCTCAGTGACCTCCTCCTCGCCCTCCTCGAGCTCATCGACGGGCATTTCGTCGTCGAGTTCGCCATCTTCGACGACTGGAGGCTCCTCGACGACAGTCGCATAACGGGCGAACCCCTCGGGGTCGATACCGGCCGCCACGAGGACGTTCTTGGAGACGACGAAGCCCTTGAAGCTGTCGATGAGGGGGCGCGAACCGGCCGGAATGACGCCTCCGGCTGCCAGGCTCTTGGTCACGGAGTCTCCCATCGGGTATTCGTAGCGATCAGGGCCGATCCACAGCCCGACGCGGTCGAAGGTGACCGCGTCGCCATCGTACTCCCCGGCTGCGGGGGTCTCCGGGTAGCCCAGAGTCACGTGCGGCGTCCATTCGGGGAACTGCTCAGCCTCCGAGTGTGCCGTCGTGATCGGCTCGTTGACCAGGAAGCCGTCGCGGAGAGCCAGCAGTGACTCGGTCAACTCGAGGAAGACGACGTCAGCCTCATCGTCGCCCAGAGTGCCGCGCCCCTTGACCGGAACGACCACTGGCCCGTCGAGATCCTGCGCGTAGAAGCGCACGGCCTGCTCGAGCTCCTCGAGATCGACGCTGAGATCCTCCTTCGACCCCAGCCAGATCGTCGTCATGTGCGCCTGATCCTCGCTCGAAGCTGCCACGATCGGGTCGCCCTCCGCCGGAATCAGGAACACGCCGACGCCGGTGTCCTCCTCGGTGCCGGCATCGGCTGTCAGACTGCGCGAACGGCTGTCGAAGTCGTCGCTGAGGGTCATCGTGGTGTCGGACACGTTCGCGTCTCCCTTGGCTGCGGCCGGCTGCGCGACGCAGCGGCAGTTGATCCACACGGACGGGTCGCCGATGGGCTGACCCGGGTACTGCAGGTCGACTCCTTCGACCGTGAACGGCTCGCTGATCGACCGAACCTGCCCATCTACGAGCGAATGGGCGTGCCGTACGCTCGGATCGTGCATGCTCGTCCACCGCTTGAACTTCCCGCCGCGCGCTCCGATGCCCCGGAACGTGCCGTCGTTAACGGCGAGCGTGCCGAGGAAGACAGTGATGCGCTCCACCTCGTAATCGGCGGGCTCCCCGGCGGCGGCAGCGCTGGTCTGTGCCAGGCTCTCCGTGAGTATCTTGCGGAACCGGGGCAGAAAGCGTTCATAGTCGGCGAGGGGGGCTTCAGCCGAGAAGTGCTCGAGCCAGATGACCTCGACCGCTTCCTGCAGTGCAGTCGGATCGAACTCGCCTTCCCCATTCCAGGCTGACAGCGCCTCGCGGACGAGGTCGCGGAGCTCGGCATCGGCAGTCAGGAGGCGCTCCTGGCGCTTCGCAGCGAACTCCTGGGGCTCCATCAGTCTGCCGTCCGTGTGAGCAGCAGCTTCAGCGCGGCCGCCAAGGATGCCCGCGAGGGCTCGCGGCGACTGACGATGAGCGAGCGGGTGTAGAAGTCGAGCGCGCGCGTGAGCGCGGCCGGATCGACGAGGTCTGCCGTTGTCTGCGTGCACCCCCAGGCGTCCTCGAGGAGGGCTGCGCAATCCTCGGGGCGGATCATGACCTCGAGGTGCAGACGGTTCGCCGCGGTGGTCGAGTTCCGCATGCCGTACTTCGTCTTCATCCGGTTGCCGGCGCGCTGCAGCGCGCGATCGACCATCTGCTCGGCGGCGTAGACGAGCGCGGTGAACTTCGCGCCGTCGAGACCGGCGGCCGCCGCGGGCTCCGCCCTCTCGGGGAGCTCGCGGACAGGGTGATCGGCAGTGGAAGGCAGCGGGCGCGCTTCGGCGGGGCGTCGGAAGTCGCTGACGATGACGCCGAGGTCGACACCCTCCTCCTTCAGCGCGGCGTTCACGAGCTCCGGGGTGGTGGAGCCGCTGGCGACGCGCCACAGGAGCATCGTCTGACGCTCCTCGTCGCTCGGCGCATCCGCCTCGTCGAAGCCGTTCTCGCGACGGGTGGCGATCTCGCTGAGAATGCCGAGCTTGTAGAGCTCCAAGGACTCCTTCGACCGGTTCGGCCGCATCCGCATCTGCGAGGTGTCGGCGGCGATCGCGAACGCGGTGGGGTCTTCGACGAGGCCCTCGAGTCCGACACGGAGGTAGCCGGTGGTGAGCGAGGAGGTGACGATCTTCAGCAGCGGCTCGGCGTGGATCTTCACGCTGTTCTCGTCGGAGAGCCACGCATTCCAGTGGTTCGATCCGGCGTTGCCGAGGAGCACCTCGGGGGGCATGTCCATGCCGAGCGCGATGCGGCGGATCAGCGCGAGCTCGTGAGCCGGCATCGCGGCGTCGAGCGCGGACGAAAAGTCGAGCTTCTGGATCTTGTCGATGTACTCGCCGGGTGTCGATGCGAAGATCGGGAGAGTCGCCTCCGGGCTGGACTGGTCGGCGATCGCGATGCTGGCGATCTCCTGCACGAGATCCATGAGGCCCTGCGCGTCGCTGCCGCTGATCGAGTCGATCTCGTTGAGCATCGCCGGGTCGCCGTAGTTGCCCCGATGGGGGGTCGCGGGGAACTCGGTCTCCGAGGGGAAGACGACCATGCCGTTGCCGGTGAGGCGGGAGTCGATCTGCGCGGCACTGCGCTTCAGCAGCTGCACGGACAGGGCGAGCACGGGGAGGATCGAGCGCGTCGGCGCGTCGTACTTCCGGTGATTGCGGGGGTGGCGCTTGAACAGTTCGACGGCGAAGACGTTCTCGAGCTCCTTGCCGCCGAGGCGGTAGGTGTTCCCGCTCTTGGTGAGCTCGGTGCTCGCCGCGATCATCCACTTGTCGGGGTCCATGACCTTGTCGGCCTTGGTGGGCCCGACGAGGTAGCCGCCACCGGCGACGCTGAAGTGGATGCCCAGCTGCCGGAGCATCTCGACCTGCCCCTCCTCGCCGCCGTACAGCTGCCCCATTGCGCCGACGGCGGCGGGGTTCTCGGACGGCTTCCAGACCGGCTTGCCGTCGACGATGGTGCGCTCGACGACGACGAGCTTCGCGCGGGAGAGCAGGGCGCCGGTGATCGCGCAGCCCTGGTGATACTCGGGGACGAGGTCGTAGAAGTCCCACGCCGCGTGCTGCCACTCCTCGCCCTGACGCAGCTTCGTGTCGGCGGCCTTGGCGGGGCTCTTGCGGAAGGAGATGTTCTTCGCCGCGGCGGTCAGTGAACGCCCCCGTACGACTCGTTCCCGACGCGGCATTCCGACCCCTCACATCGTGCGATGGCGTAGACCACGCCTGGCGGAATCATAACCGCTCCCGGCGGCGAATACACAGCAGGCCCGCACCGGCTATGCCGACTCGGGCCCGCTGGTTTCAGGTTCGTGCGTGAAGCAGGACCGTCCCAACCGAGATCAAGCTACCACGACAAAGCCCCCGGTCTGGGGAACCGGGGGCCTGAAGGTGGCGACCTTCGTGTCTTGGGGACGAGATGAGGTTATCAGTCCTCCGGGGGCGTGTCACGCACGATGATCATGGTGGCGACGTACGAGATCGCGAGACCGCCCCAGAAGATCCACCAGGCCCACGCGACCCACAGCACGGAGAGGCCGCCGATGTACCAGCCGATGCAGGCGAGGGTGGCCCAGAACGAGAAGCACCACCAGCACGAGAACAGCAGCTGCCACCCCGTGCCGTCCGTCCAGTCCGTCCACTTCTGCCGCCACCAGGCTGCAGGCGGGAAGGTGTCGTAGACGACGACGCGCGTGAAGCGGCCGACGCCGAGCACGGCGACCGCGAGGGTTAGCAGCAGGATGGGGAGGTTCTCCCAGGTCACGTCGATCATCGGTGGCTCCAGTTCTTTCGGGGGTTGCGCGGTCCACTGTTGCGGGGGCCGCTGTCTCTGCGGCGGGGGACGCCGATCGAGCCGGCGGGCCCGCGGCGCTTCGCGAGTTCGGTGAGGGCCCAGACGAGCGCATCCACCCGGTCAGGGGACTTCTTCGTGATCGACGGCACCCAGGTGAGCATCTGATCCTCGAGCGCGGAGAGCTCGGCGCGGTTCAGGTGCGCCACACACTTCTGCTCGTACAGCGCGGAGATCGGTTCGGCACGAGTGGCCTTGCCGACGCGCGCCTTCACTTCGACGATCTTGCCCTTGAACCCGGCGTTGCGCAGGATCACGGTGGCCGAGTCGCCACCGTATCGCTCGAGCACGATCGCGTCGGCGCTGTACTTCCGGTAGAGCGCGATGGCTTTCTTCGCCCAGCCATTCGGCGTGAAGTGGTCGGTGGCGTCCTCAAACACCCCGTACTCCTCGCCCATCCGGCCGACGACGACGATGCCAGTGAGGTCGGCGGTCTTCGAGTCCGAACCTGCCGGGTCGACGGAGATGACGACGCGGTCGCAGTCGACCCGCTTGAACGCCTTGCGGTACAGCCAGTCTGCCTCCCACAGCGCGCCCTCGACGTCTTCGAGCAGCATGGCGTCGAGCTCCTGCTTGCCCTTGCGGGTGCCGCGCAGCGGGTTGATCACGCGGCGCTTGTACCCGGCGTCGAGGTTGTCGAGGTTCACCGACGTCGGCACCTGGACGAGCACGGTACGCGGCGCGCGCTCCGGCTTCCCGCTCTCCTCGTCGATGATGGGGTCGCCGAGTTCGTCGGTGATGATCTGTCCCTGTTCGGCGATGCGCTCCTTCGTCCACGGCACCGGCAGCGGCGACGAGGTGAGCAGCGTCTTCGCGCCGCCGGGCACGCCTTCGGAGCGGAGGCCCAGGTTGTAGTTCGACCAGACCTCCTCGATGAGATCCATGTGGCAGGGCTCGTCGAACCAGCCGGCGCCGTGCTCCGGGCCTCGGAGAGACTCGGGCTCCTCGGCCGAGAAGCCGAACGCCTTCGCCCCGTTCTCGAACGTGAACTCCATCAGGGCGGGCTTCCAGTCGTACGTCTCGCCCGCCGCCTCGCAAGTCTTGATCAGGCCGGACGGCCCCTCGACCATCGTCGATCGGACGTCCTTACCGCGGCGGCCGACGAGCGCGATGCGGTCAGTGACCAGGGCCATCTGCCGCGCCCAGTTGCCGCCTGCCTTCGTCTTGCCGACGCCGCGGCCGCTCATGTAAAACCAGACGTCCCAGTCGACGCCGGGTGGCGGCCACTGGTCGCCACGGGCGTGCTTGTACGGGGCGCCCAGGTGCGGCTTCCCGTTGCACTTGCGACCGACAGCGCAGAACCAGATCCGGCGCTCGGCGCTGGTCTTCTGCGCCACGCGCTCCGCGACGATCGCGTTCGCCTTGTCGCCGAACCGCTTCGCCTTCTCGAGGAGGGCGATGTCCTCAGCTGTGATCGCTTCGAGAGTCATCGGGCCGAACCTTCCACTGTCCAAAGAGATCGCCGTCCAGATCTCGCGTGCTCTGCCACCTCCCATTCTTCCCCGGCGGGGTGATGGCGGCATCAACGGCGAAGATCTCGGTGGGCTCGATGCGCAAGTCCATCGCGACGACGGCCATCGTAGCGCGGCGGATGTACGAGGAGATCGACATCCCCCGCGCCCGCGCCGCGCGCACGAGGTAGGCGTGCGCGGCGATGGTGAAGCCGACGCGGGAGATGTGCGCGGTCTGACTGCCGTTGCGGCTGTTCTTCCGGGCGTCGGCGGCGCGAGCGGCGACGGCATCGCGGACGATGTCGCGCCAGCCGTCACCCCCAGCCACTACAGCACCCGGCCTTCGATACGCGCGCCCCAGATGGTGCGCTGCTGGCGGGAGCCGTCGGAGAAGTGGTCGGTCACGAGGATCCCCTCGACGGTCGTGTAGTGCAGGTGGATGGCTATGCGCGGCGCCCCGAGCGCACGCAGGCGCTCGCAGTACCCGCACGGGATCTTCATGCCCGGCGGCCGCCGGCGAGGCCGAACGAGTACAGCCGGGTGCGACGGGCGGCCGCCCGCCTCTCCTCAGCGCGCTGGCGTGAGACTTCCCGCAGCCGCCTCACCTCGGGGTGCTCCGGCGGTAGCCATGAAGGTCGGCTACCGCCGTCGTTGCGCTCGTCTCCGAAGCCCATCTCAGTCCTCCTCCACGATCTCGGCGTCGATCGCCTCGATCTCGTCCATCTGCCAGATGCTCGCCTCGCGCGGCACCTCGCCGTCCTGGTTCTGGACGATCAGGTGCACGATGCGGTTGATCTCCTCGGTGGAGGCGTTGACCTCCATGCGGGCGGGCGCCTTCGCGCCGGTGATCGCTGCGTGTAGTGCGAGATCCTTCGCGGCCTGCTCGTGCCACTTCAGCTGCTCGGTGTTCGCGATCTTCACCTCGTACTCCTCGCCGGTCTCCTCGTCGACCTCCGTGGCGACGAAGTGACTCGCGGTGGCCTTCGCCAGCGACGCGCGGAACAGGGCCTCGGCACGCAGGCCCTCGGCCTGCCGCAGCGTCTCGATGTCCTCCGGCGGGTGCATGTTCGCCAGTGCGCTGTAGTACGCCGTGCGCGCGGCATCCGCGTTCGCATAGTTGAGCTCGGTGGCGATCTCGTGGAAGCTGGCGCCCGCGAGCTTCATGTTCACGCAGGCGACCTGCCGCTGCTCCGGCTGCGCCAGCTTCGCCGGGTCCATCCGCGGCATCTCTGGCAGGCGAGGGATCCGGTCGCTGAGTTTCCGGTGCGGCTTCACTTCCTTGCCGGCGGCGGCGCGACGCTCGGCCGCGGATGGTGCCGGGTCGAAGGCGATGTGCTGTGGCTCGGGTGCCGGCGGCGGCGGTGGGGTGCTCGGCTGGCCGAAGATCGGGTCGGGTGCGCCGAAGATCGGGTCGGGTGCGTCGAACGGTGTGCTCATTCGGGGGCGTCCTTCAGGAGCTTGCGGAAATACTTCGAGTTGTCGAGACCGAGGCGGCCACTCTTGCGCTGCAGCATGGCGTGCTCATCCGCATCGAGGCGGATGTTCACCTGCTTCTCTTTCGGCACGGGGCCGAGTGGCTTCTGTCCCATGCGCTATACGGTACACCGGGCGCTCCTTGACGGCAGGCGACGACGTGCTAGGCTCACCTCTATGACACTCCAAGATGATCCCGTACTCACCCCAGAGGAGGCGGCCAAGCTCCTGCTCATGGCTGAGTCAACTCTGAAGCGATGGCGCCGAGAGACCCGGAAGGAGAAGACACAGATCGGCCCCCACTGGGTCGTGCTCAGTCGCAGTCGCGTCGGCTACCGCCGCAGTGCGATCGACGCATACCTGAGCTCGCGCGAGCAGCGCGCGGATGGCTAAGCAGGAGCGCCCCCGCTACACGCCGCCGCGCCTCGGCCAGCGAGACTTCGCACGCACCACGATGATGCCGCGATGGTTCACGCGAGAGGCGGTGGAAGCGTTCGGGCTGAACCCGTACGACTGCACCACGTTCGCGATCATCGCGGACAACCTCGACGCCGCAGGCGTCTCCCAGACAGCCACGACCCTCATCGCCTCTCGGGGCGGGATGAGCCGCGGCGCCGCAGCGAGGGCCGTCGACCGGCTCATCGCCAACCAGTTGCTCTTTGAGCTCGACCCACGGAAGAACGGACACATGATGCGCTACGCCATACCTGCAGACCTCCCCTGGACGGGGGGAAGACGATGACCACGCTCTCGGCAACTGTCACCCTGAAGGTGAAGCGAGACCGGGTGGTCGCCGGTTTCGAGGATCTACTCGCCGTCGATGCCGACCTGCACGACTGCCTTGCCGGCGTCGGCCGCGACTACGCTTCGCTGCGTCGCACCCTCATCGGTGCGGGCCGACTTGACCTCGTGCTGACCCTGAAGGCCATGAAGGAGGCCGACGCCGAGCGGCTCCGCTACGCACTCGGAAGGCAGTGGCAGGCATGAAAGACAACGAGAAGCTGATCGAGGACGCACGGCGGGATATCGGGGATGCCGATCGGTGCCAGGCGCTGCACATCACGCCTGCTACCGGGACGATTCTGCGTCGTCTTCGTGAGGTGACCAACGCTCTCGAAGCTGCCGAGAAGGCGCACACCCCGACCGACGACAAGCGGGAATCGCTAGGCAAGGCGATCTGGCGGGCCGTTCTCCAGGAGTGTCAAGGGCAGTTTGGCGGTGAACCTCACGCGACCACATGGGCGCGAGGCGGATACCGGAACGACGTGCCGGTGCTCTGTGAGCGTTGCAAGAGACTGATCGCGACCCTGCAAAACCTTGATGCTCTCCGAGGTGCAACCCCCTCGGAGACGCAGGGTGGACGATGCGATCATCCTGAGCAGGATTGCGCGAACTGTGGTCACCAGGGTGATTGCGCGACCCATAACGAGCCAGCCATGCCCGCTGGACCCTGCGATTGCAAGCCACAGGGCGAGCCGGATGCCGAACCGTCCGACGCGCAGGTCGAAGCCGCATGGGCTGTCCTTGAACGGGACGGGCTGACCGTGTTGGAGCGCGGGCATGTTCGCGCCGCTCTGCGTGCCGCTGGGGGTGTGCGATGAGCGCGATCTTCCCCCGGGTCGCCCTCACCGGCCACCGTACCCAGGGCATCCCGGCAGAGTCTCACGACTGGGTGAAGCTCGAGCTCGAGCGCCTCGCGATCAAGCTCCGCGACGAGCACGGCACCCAGGTCGGGATCTCCGGCATGGCCCTCGGCTCCGACATCTGGTGGGCACAGGCGGTCAAATACGCCTGGCTCGACCTGTGGGCGTTCATCCCGTTCCCGCAGCAGGCAGAGCGCTGGCAGCCCGCCGACGTCGCCCTGTGGAACGAGATGCGCGGCCGCGCGGCCGCCGAAGTGATGATCGCCCCCGAGTACAGCGTGCAGGCGCTGTTCGCCCGAAACGAGGCGATGCTGAACGACTCAGATCTCGTCATCGCGGTCTTCGACCCGTCGCAGCACATGGGCGGCACTCTCGCCACGGTGCGCTCCGCTGTGCAGCGGATGCTCCCGATCATCCACGTCAACCCCGTCACCCAGAGCACGGTGATGCTCGCCCCCGGAAGGAAGCCCGAATGACCATCCCAACTCTGCCTGAGGCTGTCGACGTACTGCGCCATTGGCGTGCAGACCCGATCCTCCTCGTGCCCGACGAGCTCATTGCAGCCCTCGACGTGATTGAGGCAGCGATCCCTAGTCCGAAGATCGAACAGTGGCACACGTACCTGACCCACTGGAAGATCACCGGGTACGCCAGCGACGGGAAAACCACGCACTCGTTCGGCGCCACCTCCCTCACTTTCGAGCTCGAGGAGCAGGAGATTGACGGCGTGCACATGACTCGAGCGACGATCACGAGCGAATGGCGACCCGAGAATGTCTGATCAGATCTGGTCGTGGGCGCTGACGATCGTCGGCGCCACCTGCTTCTACCTCGCCGGCGGGCTGAACGGCCGGAAGGTCTGGTGGGCCTGGTACATCGGGCTGTTCGCCCAGGTGCTGTGGGCCACGTACGCGTTCCTCGACCTCGAGCACCGCATGGGCTTCCTCGTCGGCGTCGCCCTGTACGGCTTCGTCTACGTGCGCAACTGCGTGAACTGGACGCGCGAGCACCGGGCTGCGAAGCGCCAGCACCTGACGCCCGAAGATGCGCCGGTGATCCGACATCCCAAGACCGTCCGCGATCAGGACTTCCCCATCGGGATGCGGGTGCAACTGGCGACACCTGACCGATACCTCCTCGAGCAGCACAACGTCATCCCGAACGAGACCATCGGCACGGTGACAGCGTGGTCGAATCTCGCAGACGATGACTTCGGCGTGCTCGTGCTGTGGGAATGGTCGAACAGTGACGTGCGGTGCGACCCCCGAGAGCTCGTCCCGCTGTCCGCGACGATGACGATCCGCACGGGCTGGACGGTGCCGACGGACAAGTTCTACTCGCCGTACGGGGCCACGCCGCAGGGGCACAACGCGGTCGTCGAGGAGATGGCACGAGAGCGCGCCGAGGCGCTCGAGGCCGCATGGGACGAGGTTCGCCCTCGTCGCGGTGGCCCGAAGTTCCCCAAGGGGCCGGGCGCAGAGGACCCGGGCGCATGACCGCCCGGGTGCGCAGGACAGACCCAAAGCCCGGGTCGCGGAACTGGCGGCACATCGCCATCTGCACGCCGTGCGAATGGCACGGCTACCGGTTCGACAGTGTCGACTCTGCAGAGAAGCAGGCGATCAAGCACAACCAGGAGAAGCACCATGACTGAGCTCAAGCCCCTGAAGATCACCCTCTACGCCCGCATCGGCGACAGCGAGGTGCTGAACGAGATCGCCGGGGGGTGGCCGCCGGCGCCAGTGGCCGACCCGGATGCGTTCAAGGAGACGGGCCGATGAAGGATGCAGAGTTCTCGGTGCTCGCTCGCCTCGGCCAGACCGCCGTCGTGCGGCCACCATGGACGGAACCGTACGAAGGTCGGGTCGTGGCGCTCACGAACCCCCGGTACGGCGCCCACATTCGCGCGAGCGACGGCCTCGGCATCCGCTACACGGACTGCGTCTGGATCACCGCCCTGCGGGATTCGGACGGCCAGATCATCTGGCAGGAGCGGCTGTGAGCACCGTGCTGGACGCCGAGTCTGTCGTGCTCGAGGCGCTCGACTTCGACACCCCTTGCGAGGGGACGCTCAACAACGAGCCGTGCCCGCACCCCGCGGCGTGGTCATATCTGTGGAGTTGCGGGTGCGTCACTCCCTACTGCCAGATTCATCACGACATGGCGCAGCAGCATCCCGCCGAGGACTGGGAATGCGCCCTGTGCGAGCAGGACATCTCGATCATCTCCATCACCCCAATGAAGGGAAGACTCTGATGAGCACACTGCTGGACACCGAGCCCGTCGTGCTTGAGGAGCTCGACTTCACGCCGACCTGCGACTGGGCCGGATGCCCGAAGGATGCAACCTGGCAGGTCTTCCTGACCTGCGGGTGCGCCGGCGTCATCTGCGACGAACACCAGCAGAAGCAGGCGCAGTACAGCGAGACACCTCAGGGCGGTACGTGCAACCACTGTGGCACGCCCTTCGTGCACGTCGCCCGATTCGAGCGATTATGAGCACCGTGCTGGACGCCGAGCCGATCGTGCTCGAGGAGGCTGACGCGGCCACGCCGTGCGGCTACCATAGCTGCCCGACTCCGTCTTCCTGGTCGACGATCTGGTCGTGCAGCGAGACGTCGCCCTACTGTGATGAGCACCTCGCGTGGGCGCGGCGGAGCTCGGATGCGGACTTCATCCACTGCGAGTGCCCCGGTGTCGACCACGTGGTGCACATCCACATCATCATGGTGGTGCCGCTGTGATCTTCCGACGGCTCTGGTGCTGGATCGTCGGCCACCGCTGGGAGACGATCCACACCGGCGAACCGACCATCTACCGCGGCTCGTTCCGCGACGTCACCCGCACCCGTCTGGTGCAGCGGTGCGCGCGATGCCAGGAGCGGTGCATCGCGATCCGCACGCGCAGCGCCTCGAGGCTGCCATGAGCGACGGCATGGTGCTGCGCCCCGGCGGCGACGAGTGGGATCAGGTGATGTTCGATGCCGGCTACACGTGGTGCCAGCCGTGCGGCGAGCACCACCGGCCGCCGCAGTGCGCGCTCCGCCCGGACGGGTCGATCGTGCACCCGTGGGAGTCCTGATGCTCGGCCTTGACCCGGAGGGCCCCATCCCCCTCGACGTACTGTGCATCCTCGGCGCCCCGACCGTGCAGCACATTCTCGACCGGTGGACGCAGCACGGGCATCCGACGCCGATCTCCGGCGATCCGCATTTCGGTGGGCGCCCAGCTGCACCCCCGACCGGATGGTGACCTGTGGATAAGTTCGGTCTCGAGATCACCTGCTGGGCCGTGTCGATCGTGCTCGGGGCAGCGATCGGGGCGTTTCAGCGTCGCCGAGACGGGGATTGAGATGCTCTCCTGGTGAGCATCTCGCGGATCTGAGATGCGCTTCTCATATAGCTTCTCGCGAGGGTCGAGATGCTCTCCTGTGAAGCACATAGTAGTAACAGGGTGATTTTGAAACTCGCGATTTCGATCTGTCGAACGCAAGCTGTGTTCTCGACGGATGGAGCTCTACGTTCGAGCGAGCGCCGGAGCGCCAGCGGAGGGCCGAGCGTCCTGTGGATAATCCTGTGGATAACTTTCGTGACCCGGATTCTGGGTTGCGGGTTTCTCGATCGTCCGGTCACTCCGTTCCGCTGGGGCTCCACTTCGTTCTCCTCGGTGAGATTTTCTGTATAGCGCTATTCCTGGTGGGACGCCTCCATCTGATGCGCAGGGGATCTGTCTGCAGTTGAGCGCCGCGTTTCGGATTGCCGGGGGTAGGGGGAGTGCGACACGCCCGGGATGCACGAAATCGGATCAACGTTTGACATACACCTGGAGCTGAGTAGGTTTATGAGTACCCGCCGATCACACCGACGACGGAACCGAATACGGATCAACCCGGGTTGACCAGAGAGCGAGACGAACACATGAGCGAGAC